TAGACCGGCATACTGACGGTGCACATCAGCAAATACACCGACGTGACCCACGAATAGTGCTCCAATCCGTGCAAATCACCAATAATCGTGGGCAGGGCCGTGCTGGTGACGGTCAGTTCCATGGCGGCCAGCACCATCACCACCAGCAGTGCGGCGGTGACCCAGCGACGATTCATTTTCGGCGGAGCGCTGGACGGCGGCTGCGCGGAGGCAGGTTCTAGCGGCTGCGTCATGGAAGTGGCGGCCAAATCGATTGCTCCCACTGCAAAGTAACCTGGCTAGATGATTTTCCAGGCACGCCGCTTTCCAAGTGCAGGGATTTTTTAGAAATTCGTTCAATCACTGTAACCGTGCTTCCTCAGTGCTAGCGGGCTCAACGACTTTCTGGTCCATTTTACTATGACGAGCGGAACAGCTTCAGGTTCGCAGGGTATTGTGACCGGAAGCGAAACCCAACGCCAGCGGAAAATTCACCATAAGTCGGCAGGAAAAACAGAAACAAAAGAAACAAAAGCAAAGAAATTTTGGAGATTTCGGTCCCGCTCGCTTGGCCGGAAGCTATGGTCAACTGGCTGATGCGTTAAAATAAAAATGTCGGTGATGTTCATCCCCAGACAACTCATTGTTACGTTATCCTATTGCCATGCATGCTCTTGTCGTCGTTGCCGAGCGGGAGTTGTCCGAGTTGCTCGTTACGACGCTCGCAAAAATGGGTTTCGAATCCACGGTGGTTGCCGACATCCCTGCGGCATTGAAGGTCTATGAATCTCAGCACCCGGCGCTGGTGCTTACTTCATGGCATTTATCTGAAGTGGATGGCTTGGTCTTGTGTCGCCAAATTCGCCAAGGTGATCCTTCACACAATCCCCTGGTGCAGATTATTACCAATCGGTCATCTCCCGCCGATTTACAGATGCTGCTCGACGCCGGCGTCGACGATTATCTTTTGTACCCGATAGACGTCGACCTCTTCCGAATTCAGCTGCAAATCGCAGTCCGGCGGGCGCATAATCGGGCCATCGCGGCCGACCTGGAACGTCAATTGCGGGAAAGCGTCGAGCGGTTTGAACTAGCGGTCCGCGGCTCCAACGAAGGGTTGTGGGATACGCACCCCCGGGGAAAACCGTGGAACGACTCCAATAACGAAGCCTGGCATTCGCCTCGCTTGAAGGAAATGTTGGGTTACAGCGATGCGGAATTCCCGCCGGTCATCCGCAGTTTCACGTCGCGGCTGCATCCCGACGATCGGGAGCGGGTATTCCAGGCGATGGCGGAACACACCCAGGATAAAAAGCCCTACGACATTGAATATCGCCTCCTGGCAAAGTCGGGCAAGTACATTTGGTTTAGCGCGCGTGGGCAAGGCGTGTGGGACCAGCAGGGCCGATTGATTCGCATGTCCGGCTCGCTCAGAGACATTACGCAAACGAACGAAGATAAAGCCAAGCTCGAGCAAAGCGAGGCCACATGGCGGTCGTTGGTCGAAAATGCGCCGGACATCATCATTTTGACCGACGTCGAAGGCACCATTAAGTTTATCAATCGGACCACGCCCGGGTTCGAAGGCACCGTGGGCCGCACCGTGTTCGATTACATCGATCCGGAGTATTGGGAAGCCGCTCGGCAAGCCCACGAAGCCGTTTGCAAAACGGGGCAACCCCAGCAGTACGAAGCCCTGATCCACCGACCTGAAGGGGGCACTGCTTGGTACGCCGCGCGATTGGGGCCTATTTGGCACAACGGAAAAGTGGAATCGGTGGTGCGCATCGCCACCGACATCACTCATCGCAAAATCGCCGAAGAGCAATTGGAGCGCGAACGGCAGCTCCTGCGACGCCTGCTCGATTTGCAGGAACGGGAACGCCAACTGGTGGCCTACGATATTCACGACGGGTTGGTCCAATACCTTACGGGCGGGCTGATGCACTTGGAAGCGGCCATGTATTCCGGCAAATCGCGGAAAGAAAAGGCGCAGGCCGATCACGAGCGCGGCATGAGCCTGTTGCGCGATGCCCTGGCCGAAGCCCGTCGCCTGATCAGCGGCCTGCGCCCGCCCATCCTTGATGAGCAAGGCGTCGCCGCCGCTCTGGAATATTTGGTCAATGAATCGCGGCCCGAAGTTCCCCACGTCGAATTCATCAACTATTCGTATTTCGGACGTTTGGCCGCGCCGCTGGAAGTGGCCATCTTCCGCATCACGCAAGAGGGGCTGTCCAACATCCGTCAGCACAGCCGTTCGAAGCGGGCCCGAGTGGAACTGCTGCAGCACGGTCTGTGGGTGCGGCTGATCATCCGTGATTGGGGCTGCGGCTTTGATCCCAGTACGGTCCACGAAGAACAATTTGGTCTGCAAGGCATCCGGCAGCGCGCTCGGCTGCTGGGAACCGTTGCTACCATTGAAACCGCCGCTGACCAAGGGACGATCATCGTGGTCGATTTTCCCCTGGTTCAAGATTCACAGTTGGAAACGGCCTCCCAGCCCCAATGAATTCTTGGCGCCATTCATCGCGATGGCGCGCAGCAAAACAGCCGCTCTGCGCTTGGCAGCACGGCTGTGAAAGGCGCCGGTCGGAGTCGAACCGACGATGGCGGATTTGCAATTCGCACTCACGCCGAAGATGGCTGGCCGGGAAAGATGTGCTCAGGCGCTTAGCCGAAACGATTTAAGAAGGGGAGGGGCGTTCCGCTGCCTCCAGCGAAATGCTCTGCGGGATATCAAGCCGAGGTAGGAAAAAATTTAATGAAGCGAGACTTCGAGAAGCGCCATTGCCAGGGACCTGTCGATTTGAATTGAGACTCTGCAGCCGTTGTGTGCTATGGATAGTTCCATTCCGGTGGGCCGATCCAATTCGAGGGCCTCCTTCAAAAAGTTTGCTAGATCTCCTGATTTCCAGTTCGGATCGACCAATAGAAGCATCGAGCGAATGCACTCCATTTGAGCATCAGTGTGACCGACGGATAGTTGAACCTTGGCCGCAAACCCAACAAGATTTTCGTTCTTGCCCCAAGCCGATATTTCGACGCGCCCGTCGTTTGAGGTCCAAACTGAGCCAGCGCCCACCCAAGCATCATCTTTCTCCGAAAATATTGGTTCTCTTCGCCCAGGCATTCCAGTCCCTTCCAATGCTGCGATAAGATCCTTACGGGATATGCCAAGTGAGAAGTAACTATAGAGTCGTTTTTCACGATCCTCCTTGGCTTTTTCAAGAGTAGTAACCCTTTGCTGACAGGACCCGAGCTCTGTCGAGATACCTTTCGCCTTCGCAAGGTCTTCCCTGAGCTTCGTTTCGATGTCAGACGGGGCAGGCGTCAGCGCGACTGACATTCCCAGTCCGGCTAGAACTCCGATCGCGAAGGCCATGAATGTCAATGCAAACAGCTTCATCTCCAACCTCCGAGGGGATGGCGAGACACGGACTATTAATCCGTTGCGCGCCCGAACGACACGGATTGATGCTAGCAAAAAAGCGGGCCGCGGGAAGGTAGCAAGCCTTCCCGCGGCCCTATTAGCTGATCGGGTGCAGTGTTCAGCCGCGATGCAAACTAGTAGGCGGCGAAAGCCGTCAGAAGTTGCATCCCGACCAGCCAAATACTAGCAAGTTTCCTTCGGCCGTACAGTCCCGATTTGAGACGCTATAGTTCCCATTCAAAGTCGGCGATCGAGCAGACTGACCTCCCGGTGAAATTTCTCCCACCTCGGCAATTTCCGTGGGGTGTGCCACTTCGGGAAATATTTTTCCTCGATGGCGGCTAGAAGTGCAGGCCGCAGCTTTCCCTTCAGCAGCGCATCAGCGTGCGTAGGTGATAGTTGCTTGCGGCGCACGCGCTCACGCCAGGCGGTTGGCAGCTGCAGAAGGCGACAAAGCGCCGCGACCTGCCCTTGCGAGCAGCCGATTTGTCTGCCAAACTCATCCTGTGTTAGACCCGATTCGAGCCACGTAGCCTTCACAATCCTCGCGCGCTCGATCGGGTCGTTTAATGCGCGGAGAACGCTCATTTTCTGCCGACAATTCAAACCTTCCATCGCTTAACCCTCCACTGTTTGACACCTCCTCTTACATGGCGATACGATCGCCACGTACAACAGTGGTCAGGGCCGGGATTGAACCGGCGACACACGGATTTTCAGTCCGCCCCTCTCCTTGAAGAGTTACAGTCGTCAGAATCGGATCGACAGAAAGCCTCCCCGTCCCTCCAGGCTCGTTAAGCTTCTCTGAGCCGAACTGGCGCTTGGTTACTGCGCAATATCTTGTGGCGATCTATACACCGACTGCACCTGCATATTTATCTGTGGCTGGCCACCCGGAGACGGAACTAAAGCCGCCTTACGAAAAGTAATCGCCACATCGAACCAATCGGTGTCCGCTGCATTGGCAAATAAATATGTCAACAGTCCCGTCGGGTCTGTTTCGGAAGCAGCCAACGCTTTTGCAGCTAGATCGGGTATGAACTTCACTTTCGGCCCAAGGCTTTTTAACACTACTTGTGGAACGGCCGGCGTTGGTGGTGTTGCTGGTCTCGTAGCACCCATCTGCATTGCATTCATAACTTTCTCCTCTATCGTGTTAGGATTCTTGGCCCACCTGAGAGCCACCATGGCAATCGATTTGGGCACATTATTGAAGTCAAAGTCTGGCTGTTTGCCGAGAACTTTGTCAAACGCAATTTTCTTGGCGGCTGCTGCCATTTCCGACAGCGATAGTTTCATCATTTCTGTTTGCAGTCTTTCAACTACCATGCCCATTTCTTGCTCGATGTACTCCAAAGGCAGCGCGTCTAATTGGCCAGCGATGGCCTTGCAAGAACAGGAATGTCCTGCTTCCAGGTTAAGCAAACCAAAGATAGCCCGTAGCATCCTGCCAAACATACTGTACTTTCGATACAGCGTGGCATGCACTTTTTTTCCATCCGGCGCTTCCTTTTTAACATGACGGTATTGTCGCGGGGGCGGTTTCTCGTGCGGAACCAGCAGTGGCTCATCCGGTACTTCTGTCCAGGGGCAATGAATCCCACCTCGCCTGGCACAGTGAATCTCTGGAACAATGACGTTGTTAGTCGAGTTGAGATGCACTATCGGACAGGCGCAGAACGTGCCCCATGATTTTTCGTGTCGAAATCGGCAAGGTTTGATCATGAAAACAACCTTTCCGAGCCTGCACTCACAGATATTGTGGCAGGGTAGCAGCAACCCGTCGGACCCGTACCCTCGCCGGCACCGTGTGGGCAAGGGCAGTCGTATCTGAAACTCACGGTGTCATACACGGTGCTGATTAAGTTTTGGAGCGTAGCACTAATGGCCGTCCAACGAATCTGCCGCGAATCCTTCGTGTAGCCCAAGTGGCGGAAGCTAACGAAATACGGGGCAAAAGTATGTAAGCAATACGCCGAAATCTCATCGCCGGCACCAGGGTACATATCACCAGTGATGCCACCCGTTAGATTCACTAAAATGCCTGCGGTGTATTCACCGTCATCTGGATCAGTGGCTAGAGAACCGAGTGACACGTAAGCCAGCCAAAAACCATCTTGCGGTTGTGGGTCACCTGGCGGGCAAGTTGATTCACAAACACCATTCAAGCTCTCCCACTCGTCTGCATTCCACGGATCGTTGTAGGCTCCGCCCCAGGCACAATCACTCGGAGGGTCGGCGTTCGCGTTGATGCACTCATACGTTCCGCTCAGTACGCTACAATTACAATTCGTAGTTCCACCGGGGCAGATCGAATCAGGGATGTTGAGCGGCTGGTCGCCCCAAGGGACATCCACGAGCATCTGCTCGCCAACGATGCCCTCTATGACTGCACACCAGTTGGGTGGCCCACATTCTGGCGTTAACGTTCCGGCTGGCGTTTCTGGGGCAGCGTTAATGCCGAGAGCTGGGTCACCAAGAGGAGCGCTATCAGGTTCCACCACTAGCGTCTCTGTGCAGTTGGTGCACATCAGATAATCACCAACAAAAGAGTTGGTGAATATAATCTGATTGCTCGCTGTGTCGCGGGGCAGGTACATGAGAGCACCTGCCTGAGAAAACTCTGCCAGGCCATCTAAATAGCCTGCACCTCCAGGGCTGTCGATGGTATCCAAATCCCAGTCAGCATCTCCATCAAGATCGTACACTTCGCCCAGTAGATAGCTGTCGAGCGTTATCACGCAATTTATCCGACCATCATACCCTGTCACCACTTCGTCCCCGGAAGGTACGAAGTAATAAGCGCCGGCAAAGGCATTCGGGTTAGTGGGGTCGCCAAAAACTCCAACTACGGTTGGAGGGTCCAGAAATGGTGGAATGGTCAACCAAATCGAGAACGTCGTGGTGACAGTATTCGCTTGGCTGTCCCACGCCACAGGCATCGAGCCGGGTGAACCACCGTAACTGTATCCGACTGCCCCGAATGGCGTGTCGCCGGGGTCAAGACTCACTGTGATCGCGCCAGTGATCGAGTCAACAGCAGTGACAGTAGCAGCGTGTGCTTCTTGAACGATGCTAGTGTCAGTTGAATCGTAGTATCCGTAATAAATGTCCAAAATCTCGTTGACTGCCGGTAGGTTGCTCGTGTCATCTGCGGTCAACACTCCTTCGTAACCGGTAGTCCAGACGAGCGTGCCGAACTGTAACTGATCTATCGTGAAAATTGGACCATAGATGGCATAATCTGCTTCAGTAAAAGAAGGCTCTCCTGGGAAATAAGCATATTTGCACGGCTGGTCTAAGTCCTGCACGAGTGCAAACGGGTCGGTCAGCGTCGTGTCGCCAATCTCCGTGGCGTCAAACGCCCCATTAAAGAAATCTATCGCGTTGTATCGAGGTGCTCCGGGTCCAATCGCGTAGCCAAACTTCGCATGAACATACTGCGGTACGCCAGTATCAATGTTCGCCTGCGCCGGTGGGATGGGCCACAACGGATCAACGTCGTACCAGAAATCTCTAATGCCGCTAGGAATCCACCAGTAGAGGAAATCATTCCCTCCGGCAGGGTACAGCCACCACCTTGGCGCGGCGCAAGCGTTAGCGACCCAGCTAAAAACTTGAACCGGGTTGTCGTTGGTAGCACCACCGCACGTTATGTAGAACGTGTTCGCTGTCGGCGTCTGGCCTTCCACTTGTAGCTGAACGGCAGGCAGATTGCAGTGGTTGACGTAAGGGGCGATGCTGCAGATTGCGTATACAGCATCGTAAGTCGGGCCAGCTTGTGCTTGGATGTAACCGACGCTCGCTTCAGCGCTGTATATCTCCCGATTGTCCCACCACGTAGTCGCCACGGTGTTGTCAGCGATGACTGGAACATTGTTGCCCCAATCAGGATCAATCCCACATGTGTCCGTGTGTGGAGATTTACCAAACAGTTCCCAAGCCATAGAATTCCCGCCAGCAGCACAATACAGGGAAGATGTGCCGCCAAAATAAAGCGTTGCGGTTTGTTCCGAACCACCAAAACCCCAAGTAAGGTTGTGGGTCTGATAATAGGGAACTGGCATCCCTTGAGGATCACCGTACTCGTCCAAGTTCCAGGTCGAATCTTCTGCGGCGTTGTAAGTTATTTTTGCGGGGTCGCTTGTCGTTAATAGCCCATCACCAACAAACACCACCCCGTCGCTGGCGCAGTGCGCTCGCCGCCACTTGCCTGCCAAATCGGCGTCGGTGTAGAGAAACTGATGGTCTTTCATCGTGGCCAGTAAGTCCACGCTCGTCTCTGATGTAGCCGTGAATGCAGCGCCCGAACTATTGGAAGCCACATCAGTCCAGTCCAGTAAGACTGCTGGGTCACCACAAACCACATTGTTGAACTGATAAGTATTAGTCCACAGTGGGCCACCGCCTAGGCCATCGTCGAGGAAGCTAACTGTTGCCACGCACTTAAAGAACTGCGGTGGTCCGCTGTCTGTCGTGAAAGACAGCGTGATCGAGTTGCTTACTGAGGCAGGCGATGTACCAGCGGGCACGAAGCCGATAGCCGTGTCTACATCCGGCAAAATATCGCCGCTGCCTGTGGCAAACGTGATCGATGTGCTAGGTGTGATGGCGCTGACCGTGATCGTTTGCAAGTAACTTGTGAGCTTATCGCTGCTCTCCCAATAGACCGGGACTGCATCGCCGGGGCTGATCCCCGACGTATCGGAGACGGATAGAACGCCGGCGAAATCGCCGCTTCGTGTTGAGAGTGTGCCGCCCCGCAACTTCAACAAATTTGACGTTCCGCTCCACGCAGCGCTGCTGGAGCCAACAGCCAGTTGATCGGTGGTGCTGAACGTGAGCGGATAGTTTTTATTCAATGCGGCCCGGATCGTCTGGCCATCGATGCGCATTAAGTGACCGCCGGAGATCATGCTCTCGGTGATCGGATACGTCTTGCCAACCACGGCGTTGCCGTAGCACATGCAGAGGTTGGGTGTCGTGCCTGGATAGTCGGTGATGCGAGCGTAGGCGTAGGACCAACCCCAGCAAGTTTGAGGGCCGCAGCAGCGACCGCTGAAAATCTCGAACGCTTCATCGTCGCGGCGATAAACTGCCCAGAAGCGTTCTCCAGAGCTGCCTGATAACTTGGCGAAGGGGTCGAAGATCTGAATCGACTGATCGGTCGTCACGAAATTGCCCGGATCGCTAGGGATCCCCGTGGAATCTGCGGGGGCATACGCAACTAGGAAAGCATTGGCCGCGGTGCCTGGCGCCATGTCCTCGCCCAATTCCACCCGCACCAGCTCCGGTCCGGAGTCGGTGTTGTGCCAGTGGTGCCGCGGTCGAATTTGTAATCCCATCATGGCTAGCACGTTTGAAAAAGGAGCTCGAAGCTTTCGCTGTCGCGGCGATAGACCGCCCAAAAACGATCCCCGATGTTGCCGCTTATATTGCCGAACGGATCGAAGACGGTGATCACCTCATCGCCGGCGATAAAGTTGCTGGCGTCGGAAACCGTCCCGCTATCGCCCGTTGGACTGTAGGAGACCAGGAGCGCCGTCGCGGATGCGCCCGCGGACAGGCTGCTGGTGAGCTGAACGCGCACCACTCCGGCTGCCTGATCGGAGTTGTGCTCGATGTGCCGCGGTCGAATGTCTCGGCCATCGCTCATGGAATTCCTTGGGCGTCGACGAGGAACTTGTGATCCGCTCGGAAGTGATCCAGGGTGAGCGTGGTGCTCTGACGCTGCAGGTCGTACTGGATGCCGGCGATGAGAGGACACAGCGCATCTTTTTTATTGGAGTCTTGTAACGAGACCTCCCGTCCCTCGATCTTGGTGACACCTTGCCCCAGCTCATAATCGGTCCGGTCGACCCCCTCCAGCACCAGTGGTCCGGAGACCATCGGAAAATCCCAAGTCTGCCGCAGAACATCGAGGTAGTCCTGCAGCTTTTTAGAATCGTCGATCTCCAGGGATTTGGGATAGACCTGCTGCGAAGCCGCAGCTTCGGAGGAGGTGGAGCTGGTTGATGTTGAGGTCGTGCCACTGGCGGCAATGCCGATCCTAGGAAACGGCGCATTGGCGTGGACGAAGCCATCGTAGATCGACGATTTGTCAACCAGGCGGCAATGAAAGCGCTCCTTCAGATCGAGCGTCAGCTCATGCAGATTGGGCAATAGGCTGCCGGCGATCGGCGCTTTGGCGCTGTCGTCGGTATCGCCAGACGCACTAGTGGAGGTGGTGGAAGATCGGACTCCGAAGCGGGACATCCTCAGGTCGAAACGGATCGTTGCAGTGACCCGCACGAGCCAGGGCTGGGATCGGTAGCTCTGTGGCGCTGGGGAAATAAAATCAGGCAAGTGCTCGCCGGTGAACTCAACCGAGCACTCATGTTCATCCAGCCGGCACTCCGCGGTGACATCCTTCCAGGCCATCTTCGATAGCGCACCCTTACTGTCGTACTGATCGGGCAAAGCCGGGGGGGGGGAAGAACCGGAGCCGGAAGGGGGAGCGGGCTGCTTGTGATCCAGGAATTGGATTCTGACCCCCCGGACTGTGCCGGCCGGCTTCCCGTCTGCGGGATCGAGCGTTAAGCAGGGGAGGAACTTGCGGCGCCTGGGGACGAAAAATGTGTTATCAAAAGGGATCCCATCCGATTCGTCGGTCTTGGTGCCTAGCAGTTTCAGTTTGGGGAACGCCTTGGAGAAATCGTAATACAGATCCCCTTTCACCGACGGAGGGCTACCGCTGCCCGGCGAACTGGATCCGGAGCTGCTGACCTTGCCCCCTAGTTCCGGACGCAAACCACCATAATCGCCCGCTTCGTTGAGCACCCATTTTCGCCAGGCATAGGGATGGGTACCATCGTTGGCCGGATTGTTGCGGGCGCACTTCACAGGTGCCTTGGCTAGATCATCCTGCGTCGGGTCCCAGCCCTTGGCCAGGTAGAAGGTCGCCTCGACTTCCACAAAATCTGCCAAGCCGTGCATGCTATTAACCGCGGCCGAATAATCGCACTCCAGCTCCGGGGCGGAGGCCAAATTCGTTTTGTCGAAATCGTAAAGCTCGCCTGGCCGCTGCAACTTCACCGTCGTCTGTGTGGTTCCCTTGCCTCGTTTGAATAGCACGATCTGGCGCACTTTTTCATCCTGCAGCTGGACGAACCAGCTATAGCCGAACGGGAGCAGTAGCGCATCGAGAACCTGCGGCAGATAATCGCCAAGTTTGAGCTGGAGATTGCGGACCAGGTCCTTGGCGTCATCGACGACCGATTGCATGTCCTTGAGAGAGGGATTTTGAATATACTGCTGGTTGCCGTTGAGCCAGAAGCAGCTCCAGGCCAACGCGTACGATAATGGCCAGGACACCGCTTTGCCGGTCTGCAGGGTTTGGCTGGCCTTGGTCCGAGCGCTCTCCGGGTCGAGAAACACATTGATCTTCGCACCTCCCGTGGCGTCTTCCCCTTTGGTTAAGACGTTTTGGTGCATGTTGCCGTAGATCTGCCCATCGATGAGCGGGTTGAACAGCGGCGCGCCGTCGACGTTCATGACGGCTTTTTTGGCTGGAGAATAGACGGGGAAATCGGCCAGGGGAAAGCCGAAGTGGAACGGCTCGATGCGCGCCACATAGGCCTGGGAATCTTCGGCCGGGGTAATGCGGTTTTTTACCTTGGAAATTTTCCCCCAGAACAGCACGTTTTTGTCGGCCTTGATCGTCACCTCCTGCACGTCCTTCGATTGCGGTTTCCAGTCCAGTGGCCGCTGCGGCCTGATGAGCACCGCATGGTCCAACCGCTTGCCACCGGCGGAGCGCTCGATCGACAGCGGATAGATGGAGGAATCTTCCTTGCCGTTCACAAGCACCGTCAGCGCTGGCGCCGGCCGGGAGGGAGTTTTCGATTTGGAGCTGCCGTCGGCCATTGGGAAACGATCCCCTTAGGATTGTTGTTTCTTTGGGCCCAGATGCCTGAACTTCAGCACGCCGAATACATACCAGCCGCCGTCGATCGTTTGCGCGATATCAAGCAGATCCTGCGAAGTTCGCGTGAAACCTTCGAACGTGCAGTTGTCCCACGATAGGCTCCAGCCGCTGTCGCGCGAGCCATCGGCGGATAACGGACCGTTTTGGCCGATATTGGCGTCCAGCGTCTTCGTGATGTAATCGTTCAGATCGTCGCGCTCGGAGAACCCTCCGAATAAGAGCACCTGAAATTCCAAGTCGCGGCCGCCGGTCATGCCGACGATCTCACTTTCGCCCTGGACACCGGCAAACTGAGTGCGCCACACCTGCAGCTGAGGCGGTGGCGACGGGCAGCTTAATAGCGCGCCACTGAGCTTGCCGCCGGTAAAGGAAATAGTCGGATAGGGAGGGGGTTTGACCTTGCTCATTGTCCGGTTTTCTTCACGTCCAGGCTGGCCGGGTAGTGATCGCCGCTGCTCGGCGCGTGCACGTTGATCTCGAGCCCGTCTAATTTGTCGATCAGCTCGCGGAGCAAGTCATTGGTCTGCTTGGCTTCGGGGTTTCCTTTTTCGAATTCCGCCTGTGACTCGGTCGGCTGGCCAATCCAGCTCGTCGTGTCGATCGGCGCTGGAATTAGCTGGGAGCGTAGAGCCTTGGCACCGGCGCTGCGGACGTCCCGGACGCTCTTGGCGCCATAACTTTCAGCATCGAATTGCGTCTCGATGAGTTTTTCTTCCAAGGCTCCCGAACCAAGATCGCCCAGCGTGGATTTGAAGAGGGCCCTTAAATTGCCTTTCTCAGCACCAACCGGGTCGTTTTCAAGCATCCCAGCCCTTGCGCCCGCGAAGTCTCGCTGCATCTGCAGGTTGTGCTCGTAAGGGCTTTGGGCCAACTTCGCAGCCGCAGCTTGCTCGCGGCCATAAATCGAGGGATCGCTAATCGACGGCAATGCCTGCCGCGCCGCCCGGATCGCCTGAGAGGTCTTGTTGTCCTCACCGGTGAAACTTTTGAGCCATTCGGAGGTTGCCAGTCGAAGCTTGCCACCGTGATCGCGCCCCATCGGTCCCATCATCTGCTCAAAGGGGGAATCTGCGCCGCCAGTCGTCATGCTTCCAATAAAATCTTTGCCATCGGAGGAGGATAGCCAGCTTTCAAAATCGCGCTCTGAACCGCCTTGATAGCCGTAATTTTTGTTCGCCTCGGAGACCAGCTTGGGAAGCGTCTGCCGCAAAAAACGTCCCGTCGCATCCGGATCCCTGGCTCGCTGGGAAATCCCGGCGCCAAGCGCCAGCATATTGGTCGGATCGCTCTCGTTGAAATCGCCTGCGCCCTGGACTGCTGCTTCAATGAGCGGCTTGCCACCGAAGGTGAGTCGGCCGGCTTGCAGATAAGTTCCCAAAGCCTGTTTTTCGTCAACTCCGAATGCTCCCATCAGCCCCTCCGCGCCGGAGAGGATCCCCCCTGCGCCGCCCCCCGCGCCATAGGCGCTGGGGCGTAGCGTGGCCAGCAGCTGAGCCAAGCTGCCGACCTGCTGTTCGCTGATTTGCCCTCGATTGGCCAGTGCTTCGGCGATCGCGTCCCCCGTGCCCGCCTGCGCTCCGATCTTTTTATTGATCGATTCCACGATGCCGATCGTCTCGGGGCTGCCGATGAGCGAGAGCTTCTCCTGGATCTTCCCCAGGTCTTCGAATGCCTCGGCCTTGTGCGCCAAACGTTCCAGGTAACGGTCGACTTCGGCCGTCATCAGCTGCCACCCTTTTTCCACGACGCTGATCGCCGAGTCGACGCCTAGCATCCCGGCCGCCACGCCGGCGGCGTCTTCTAGGATCTTGCTGAGACCGGCGCTGCCCTCCTGGCTAGCATGCTGGGACTTGCTGGCGATTTTCTCAAAGGAGGAGGCGATGCTATCCAGCAACGAAAGTGCGTCGCCCCCGTCGGCGTTCGCCTTGATGTCGACGTCTTCGTTCATGGATCACATCGATTCGCGGGCCAGCAGCCACGCATCCAGCGGCGCAGGGCAATAGGTCGGATCCAATCCGCGGGACCAGCTGAGGAAGCTCAAATAGCGGGGACTGCTAAATTTTTTTTTTCGTGCTCCAATGCCTCGAGCGCATCCAGCTCGAACACCGAATTGAGGATCCGCAGGAAGGCCATGTCGTCCACCAGGCCCAGCCAGTCGACCAGATCGGCATTCAGCCGATAGTTCATCCCCAGGGCTCCCACGGCGAAAAAGAAGCCGCCGGCAACCGTCAGGCCTAGCTCTCCTCCTTCGGCTCGCCACTTCAGCACGAGCTCGAAGTACTCCCAGGCCCGATCGACCCAATCGCGGTAGATGCTCTTCAAGGCCCGCACCGGGCGCCCCAGCCCGTCCAGCTCATAAACCCGCGGCAGGCGCTTGGGAGTGGGTACTAGCCATAGCTGATCGTCCGCCAGTTTGGTCGCGATCCCACCGAGCGTTGGGCGCCGGGCAATGTCATGCGGCACGAGGGGTGACTTCAGCGAGCGCCCCATCCAGAATCGCTTGGCGGGTCGATCACCGCTGGGTTTGCAGGGGCTCCAGGTTTGCTCGGCCGGATGATAGCCCGGCCGGGGATGGTCCCCAAAATAAAACATCACCCCCGCGCCCCGATCGGGACCACCCAGAACATCCAGGCCGGTCACCGGGGTGTCGGCATCCAGGAGCGTCTCCAGCCCCACAGCGCGTAGGCGGTCGCTCGAACAGCCGCGGGCCTCGGGGATGTAGATCTGATAGTCCACGGCTTCATTGTGACAAAAAAAACCGGGCGCGCGGCGTAGGCATTCCGCGCGCTTTATGCTTCTAGCGCTCGAATGGTAGGCCGGCGCCGATGTCGACGTTCAGATCGCCAATGCTGCAGCCCTGTGGCTGAATATAATCGAAGGATGCTAGCCCGCGGGGATCGATGAACGAGGCTCCTTTGGCCATATAAATCGCGTTGGTGAAGGTCACCGTCCCGGTGGCATTCGTCAGATCCACCGTCCCGCCCGGGCCGATCGTGCAATTGGTGATGGTTGAGGAGCGCTGGCAGTCGAAGGTGCCGGCAAAGACGTTCAAATTGGTGATGTTCCCCGTCCCGGTCGCCGTGATCGTGTCGGCTTCCCCTTCCAGCGTGATCGTAGTCGCGGCGCAGCGCAGCTCGATGCTGCCATTGCCCGACAAGATGCAAGTGGTCAGTGTCGTTCCGCTTCCCACCACCACTTCGGCGCCGACGACCGTCAGGCTGGCAACGGTCGCCGTCTCCCCGCCCAGGAAGGCGATTCCCACCTCGCCATTCAGCGCGGTCATGGCGTTGCTGGCGTGGGTTCCTTTCCACAATAGCGCCGGGATCCCGTTATCCTCTCCCGAGCCGGTGGCGCGCACCACCGCCGTGGTTTGGATGCTGCCGTTGTCGATTTTGATGCGCCCCGAGCCGCCTCCATCTCCTTCTCCGATGGTCAGTAGTGTGGCGCCGATGGCCAGGTAGGTGGGAAGATATTCAGGCCAGTCGCCCGGATTGGTCTCTGGGAGGCCGATGTCGGCTTCGAAGCTAGCGCGAATGTTCAGCGCAGCGAGCGTCACACCTGACTGCGCCAGGTCATACTGCACGGGGATGTCTGAGTTTTCCAAAATGACGGTGTCGCCGGTGGTCGGTACGGTGGCGCCTGACCAGTTCGCGGTCAGGTCCCAGACGTTGGCTCCGCTGTTGGCTACGGTGTTGGCGATGGTAAAAGTCTGGCCATCCGAAGCCGAGCCATCCGATTCAGTCGTGGAAACGGTGATCGAATTCAATATCCCCGCGTCATTGGCTGTAGCCGTGACGGTAGCGCCCGCGGCCGCCCAGATGATGGCGCCAAACTCCGGGTAGACGTCGGGATCCAGGCCCGTCAGCGCCGCGGCGATGGCCGTGGCCACGTTAGCGGCCGTGGTCGAGCCGGCCACTGTGCTAACCAATTTGGAGCCGATCTTCACGATGAACAGATCGCTCGCTTCAATCGTGCCGCCTACCGTCGCGGTGTCTTCCTTAGCGATCGCTGCGGCGCCAGGTCGCCAAGTTCGAGTGGCCATGCGCAAGTCTCATTAAATTAGGGAATGGTGCTGCCAAGGGACATTGAGATCGTGCCCGTGGGCCGCACGAAGAGCGAGACGCTGCCGTCCGCCTCTTCCTGGAATCCCAGGTCCTCGGCGCCCCAGCTGCCGGCTGCTGCGGAGATTTTTACGTGAACTGCGCTCGTGTCAGCGGCTCGCACGCCTCCTGGCGATCCCAGCCGGAAATACTGCGCCATCGTCGCCCCCAGTGCGGCATGATACATCGTGCCCAGCGTAGCCTCGATCACGTCGACGTGCTCCACGTTAATTTTGAACATCGGCCTGCGGCTGATGATTGAACTGGTGCGCGGGTAGGGATCGCCGTCGAATCGCGGGGACTTGCAGGTGATGCCAAAGGCGATCGATACCGACAGCACTCCGGGAATCTGGGCGCCGCTGAGATAGAGCGGGCCCATGTAATAGTGTGAGTTGTAGCCGGGCGAGCCCCCAAGTCCTGCGCTGGCAAAAGCCAGCGGGTCGTGGATGCCGTCCCAGAACGGAATGAACATCAGGGTCAGCTTGGCTTCATTGTCGCCCGACGCCTCCAACTGTCCCGGATAAAGAAACCCGGTTTGCGCCGTGGCTATCTGATGCCCTGAGGTGGCAAAAATTCCGGAACTGGAATATGACGATGGGTCGGCGCGCTTTTGGTATTGAAATTTCGATGGCCCCGTGCAGGCATAGCCGATTGTGGGGCTGACGGTGCCCAGTGCTGTGGCCAGGTCGCCGGTGGTGATCTGGCAAGCCGACTCCGCCGCGCTCATGGCGCTGGCGGCTCGATCGACGGATCCGGACGGGACGATGTCGGAGATTTTCTGGCCCGCTGTTTGCCGGGCGGCGCCGATTTGATTCAGCACCAGGCCCCCGGTGTTGAAGGAGGCGGGAAAACCGCTATAGCGATTGGGCATGTTTCACCTTGCTAGGCTCGAGTTCCGACCGTCCGCCGACCCGCGCGGTGGGCATTCATTTTGGCCATCAGGTTTTCTTTGAATTTGGCCGCTAGAGTCCGCCGCTCCTCGGGAGTAATCGCACGAACCTCGCGCTTCATGTCGGCCAGAGTGACGTTGGCCTGCGGCGCGGTGCGAGGCCGCTTGGCCGCGTTCTCGTACCGGCCGGTGCGCCTGAAATAAGCTTTATCAGCCTGCTGCCAGCCGACCCGTCCAGAGAAAGCGAATTTTACGGTCAGTTTGCCGCTGATCGGATGCTTGCCCCCTTCGGCAGCGCCGCCGATGATGATCTGGGCTGGCTTGGAAAGGATCCTGGATTTCGAATTTCCCGTGGCCACCAAATCCATCCCACCTTGCCCCCATTTTTTTTGCTTGTGCATCACCCACGACTGCTTGCGCGGCTTGTAACCATAGCGCGATCGCGCCGACGGCTGGAAGTGCAGTGGCAGATTAAACTCGTGATGATAGGCTAGCGTCTCCCGCATCGACTCCTTGGCCATGCGGTTAAAGTGCCGCTTTACGATGTCAGCCGGCCGAGTCGGAATCGACACCGAAAAAGTGATCAGAGGAATGGCGCGAGCTAAGTTCATTGATAATGGACCCTCAGCTGACACCCCCAGAAATAAAGATCCTCGGCCGTGGCGTCACATGGCATCGGAGGATGCGTGAAGTCCACCTTGTTGATGTTCAGCAGTGGATTGCCCGAGTCATCCTGCGTCCCGCTCAAATTGCGTATATCGTCGATGAGCAAGCCCACGAGATTGGAAAAATACAGGAACTCCTGCTCATAATTTCCGACGTTGGCGAACAAAAAATCATCCGGAATTTGCGCCTCAATGGCCAGATCCAAGAAGCCGCTGTCGCGCCACGAACCCGGACCGGCTCGAGAGGTGCTCCAGCCCTCGGGCCAATAGATGATCGCCCTGGGGAAAGGATTTTTCTTCACGGATGTCCCGGTTGCAGGATCGCTACTATTCGGATCGAGCGAGTCGTCGACTTCCTGGAAATGAAGATGTGCAGCAACATCCGACGGATCCGTTTCAAACGGATCGGGATTCCCATAGCCCGCCACCATGATCGTGAACGTGGGGCAAGCGAGAATCAGATTCGCCAGCGCCGCTGTGGGCACGCAGATCAGGCCGCTGGGAGTGGGAGCCACCATTTCAGGATCTCAATCGGGTTGATTTGGTGGTGATGCTGCCGGGCGCTTCGCACAAAATGGTTTGTAGGACCTCGTCGCTGCCCGTCCGCCGAATGAAATTGACTAGCACAGTTTTGCCGCAGTCCTCGACTGCGAATCGATCCCCGTCGCCAACATCCTGTGTGGCAGCCAGCTCGAGGATGCAAAAACATTCCGCCCGGCGGCCGTGACTATCGAAAGTTCGCGCCTCGCGCGCTCCGGGGTTGGCGCGGGAGCCGGTCGCTTCCCGCTCCCAATCGACGATCGCCGTCACCGGCTCCCCATCGTTTGACCCAGCGGGAAATCGTGTGATCTGGACGGCCGGCGAGTCGGGCCCCAGGAAGACCTGGAGCTGATCGGCAATGAGTTGCTGGGCAGTACTCAAGGGAAGCTAGATCTGTGCAGTTTTCGGACAGTTATCGGACATTCGTTTGGGGGGGAAAGAAACAAATCAATCCGGGGCTTCTTCGTCGCCAGCCGCTGGCGCTTCGGTGACCGGGGGTGCAGAATCAGGTTTCAGCTTTCCGCTCCCTTTCAGCTTGCGATTCGGCTTCGGAGCCTCCTCGGCCGGCTTGTCAGCGACTGGAGGCTGTTCAGCCTCAGCAACCGGAGGGACGTCCAGCGAGCTGGCGAAGGAAAAGCCACGCTGCGCGATGTGCGCTTCGTCGGTGATCTCCGTCAAGCAATTGGGGTGCAGGTCCTCCGGCGCCAGGTATTTCACGTCATCGTCGGCGACGAAGGTAATGCGCCCCGGCTCGAAAGTGAGTCGCTTGGGTTCGTCCGTCGCGGTGCGCGCATAGCGCGGAAAGGTGGCGCGCCGCTCCGGATTCAAAAGGTAATAAGGCATGGAGCCTCCGGGTGAGTTAATTTTTTCGCCAGCTGACACGTCGATCCTTTTGGATCGGGGTTTTAGGAGCCTAATTCCCCGCTAGCTCAAACCGAGCCGGTGGCGCCTGTCGACAGGGTCACCTGAATCGCAAACCACCAGGCCAGGTAGCCGCAGTTATATCGCGCGGAGCTCATCCATTTGACATATTTTTCTTCAAAGTCCTCGAGGCCCTTGAATTGACGCGTGATCGGCTCTCGCGCCTGAAACACGAAGGGCTTGAGCGCGCCGCCGGTATAGAGCAGCCAAAATTTTGTTTGATCGGTGAGGAACGTACAGGGCAGAACCTTGGCATCCTCCAGCACGACGTTAGTCGACTGATTGATGACGATACTTTTCATTGCCGCCGTCGACGCTTCACGAAGTCCCGTCGGCACGCAAAGGATCAAATTGCCCAGAGGCCCCACAACGGGTCGAATGAAAGGCTTGCCGTTGTCCCGCTTCAGCGAGGTCAGCTGCATCAGCGCATAGTGATAGGCGCTGCGAAATTCGATCGCCGTGGGCGCAGTTGCGCTAACCACCTGGAACTGATACCGGTTCGATTGCGACCCCGAATCGCCCCATTGATGCGTGGTGTCAAACATATTCGAGCCATCCATACACGCCGAAGAGGCACCGGCCTGAAGAACGGTAAACAGCAATTCATCCGGATGGTACGCCGCTTCCGCGCCGAGGTCTTCCATGACAGGAGCCAGCAATCCATGAACGTCGTCACTGAGGTCATTTTTCTCAATTCTAACCGAACCTTCCCAGTGCTTGTTCGCCAAAGTGTAATCCGCCGCGCGCAGAGTGGCGAATTGCCTTTCTCCCAAAAATTCCCTGATGCCTCCGACAGACCCCAAAAAACCTAGCTTCTCATCTTTGCGGTTGGAATTCACAACGGTACACAGCTCGGGATAGATCGGGGTGGCCGTCCTCACCGCTGTGTCGAAAACCTGCGTCACATCGCGGACGACGGCTTCCGCTTGGGCTACGTTCAGTCCCATGGTATTCTTCCTGCTCAAAAAAAAGGTGTCGTGGTGATTAAGCGCTGAATTCAAAAAGCGCCTTCCCTGGCAGAAGTTATTTGCCGCCGAAAGTTATTTCCTCAATAGCTGCACATCGAATACATCGGACCGACAACTGTTGCCGGCATTATTGGTCGACCAGGTTGCCGTCATCTTCACGGTCTGATCGGCGGTGGTGTCGATGGACGTGGAAGCCAGATTGCCAGGTTTACTGGTGGCCGTCCCGGGCGTGCCCAGCGCCTCGTTGCCAGCCGCCACAAAGGTTCCACCCGCTCCGACCGTGCGAACTTGCATGTCGACGTCGAAGAAACCGATATCGTTGTTGGCGACGTCGACGGCCGCAGTCGCAAGAACCGCAGTGGCGCCGAGGTATAATTTCAGCGTCAAGGTGTCGGTGGAGTTGGTGGCCGTCGCGATCACCTGGCCGCGCACTCGCAGCACGTCGCCGGGGCGCAGTGTATTGCCTTTGATCGTGTAGCTGCTCTTATCCAAGGTGGTTTCCGCGGTGGTAGTTGTGACCGCTGTCGACGCGGCCAACTGGGTATAAAGCAGCTCATCGCGCTCATTGGCATCTATCCGCACGCGGCCTACAGTGGCAGAGACGTATTCGTCCAGCACTCCCATCCGGACACCCCCCGCGGTCCGGTCGGTGCCGACCGTGAAGTTGTCCAGCGCGTAGCAATCCTTGCCCACGTCGTTTTGTGCGAAGGTCCCCTGAAATTCGAAGATCCCCATGGCATGCATTTCGGCACGAATGGCGCCGGCCGACCCGGCGGAGTTGTCTTGCTCGTGCACGGTAACACCGGCGAAGCGATTGGCGCCGCTATTGTGGGTATCACTGGCATAGCCAGCCGGGGTGACGAAGGCGATCGTGCCTTCATAAAGATGCACCGAGGCGTCGACCGGGATATTACGCCGGTCGGGCGATTGACGCTTGATGATTTGGTTCGCAGTGGCGCTCATGTGGGTCGTTCCGAGGGTGAAAAGTGGTCAGGTTCCGAGAAAATAAATCGTGGCAGCTGCCCTTGAGGTTCAGGCGATCGGAGTCGGCTTCGCCTTTCGCTTGGACAGCGATGCTGGCTTGAGCTCTTCCAGATCCAGGTCGAAGCGCCGCTGTTGGACATAGTCTTCGGCCGAGAGCCCTGACTTGGCAAGAAAGGGATTCTTGGCATATTCCGCGCGGAATGTCGCCTCGTGATCGTCGGCTGGTTCCATGCGGGCCGGTGCACCGGGCGCGCCAACAGGGGCGTTCTTGGCTCGCCAGGCGGCGGTCACTTGCTCGCGGACAGATTCCACCGTAACGTCGGGGCTGGCGATGAAGGCCTCGGCCTTCTCCGCGACGCCCCCCATCTGACACAGGGAAATGATTTCGCTGGCGCGCTTGTTGGCTCGCAGCATGGCTTCCCGTTCAATCGCTGCGACATCCTGAGCCGCCGGCGAAGCCAGAGGGGCGGCCGGCTGAGCCAGAGCAGGTGCGGGAGCGGGCGCCGGCGGAGTGGCGGCGGCAGGAGCCGGCGCGGGGGCGCCGCTGGCTGGTATGGAATCGGTGGCGGCCGGGACTGCCGGCGAAGGAGAGATGGCTGCGGCGCTCATGATGAGTCCTTTTTTATTAAGAAACCTGTTGAAAAGATCCCGTGCATCCGTGGTAAGTGCATCGGGGCAAAATCTATCCAGCAGCCCCTCGACTTCGGCCGCTTCGGGCGCACCGGTCTCAGAGCTTGATCGAAAAATTCCGTCAGCGGCGGCAGGATCGTCCACGAAGTCGACGGAAGTAAGCTTGGAGAATCGGGCTGGGAAACGTTCGGCGCTGCGGGCCGTGGCAGCGGATCTCAGCTTCTGGCGAAGCTCCGGCTCCCAATCGGCACGCAAACTGGCCCCGAAAGCCTCGGCATCGTCCTCGCCCAAATCCATCAGGTAACCTCCCAAATCGCCGCGGGGCGACTTGAAGGCGGCCTTGCTGAAGAAAAAATCGCCGATTGCCTTGTCGCCGGAAATGCGGGCATTGCGCCAACGGCCAAGGAAGGTTCCGATCGCGTCCCCCTCCTCTTGGCCGTGGGTGAAGTTTCCCTTGGCCCCCTTGGGTGAAGCGTTGATCAAATTCACGATCTGATCCAGACTCGTCTGATCCACGTCGACCCGATAACCTTTGGCTGGGCCCAGCCGGGCGATGGTCGCCCCCATCAGGGCTTTTTTCTCGCGATCGACATATCCGACTTCGCCCCTTTCAGGGCCAGAGCGGAATTCGGCGAATGGATCTGTGGTGAGAGCTTGGAGCGTCATTTAGACCGCGGCGGCTTCCGCCTCTCGATTAGGGTTGGAGCTATTATCTTGTTGCTGACCTTCGGAGCCGGAATCGTCGCCTGGATCGGCCGTGCCGTTCAAACTTGGCATCGCGGGGTCCATCCCCAGGCCTCGGATGTCTTCTTCTTCCTCGGCCAGCTCGGCGAGCGTCTCGTCGAAGTCGTCGCCCATCGAGCCCATGATGGCGTGACGCGATTTGAATTTGCATTTCACCGCCAGGGCGGCCGCCATGATGTCCCGCTGCGGGTCGAGCCAATCCATTCCCTGGAAAAGCCAGCCATGTTGAGTAATGAGCGATTCGTTGCTGCTGAATAAAAACGGATCGATGTCGATTTCGCCGACGACGACGCCTTCCAGGGCGATCCGCCGATATAAAGGTTGCAGCACTCGGCTTTCCACGGTGTACTGCGATCCCTTGGCCAAGCGTTTGGCCTGGATCAGCTCCAGCCGGCCACCCGACATGGTGAAAGCTTTCCAGTCTCGCGCTACGGAGGTATAGGTGCGGTTGGTGGCGCAGGCAAAGCTGCGCAGCTGCGACTCAATCCAAGAGGCATGATCGCCACCGTGCAGCTGGGGTTGGCCAAACGTAATATCTTCCCCTTCACCCAGCCTCTGGATCGTCCCAGGGTGGATTTCTTCGACCGGGCCACCACTCCGGCCGGTCGAGAGCGCGCCTTCGGCCGCTTCCTCCGGACTACCGTTGACGGTAAGAAATGCGCAAAAAGAAGCCGACACAGCTTCTTGTAAGCGCACGGAGTCCTCGCAATCAGCAATATCTTTCAATCGGTTGATGGCCGCGAACATGGCAGGCAGTCCGCGGACCTGGCCGGGGTAGAATCTGTCATATAAAAGGCAAGCGATCTGACGGCCGTTGGAGTCATACTTTGGAACGAAATAATGGTTTAGGCTCGCCTCCCGGGTATCGCCGGGATAGGTCTTCCGGATCCAGTAACCGACGGTGCGCTTGGTTTCCGGATCGCGCTCCACGCCTAGCCGCACATTGGGATCGCCGAGCTTTATCGGGGCTGTCTCAATGCGGTCCGATTCGATCACCTCCAGAGCCAATGGAATCGGTTTGTCGACGCTGCCCTGGTCCCTGAAGATGATCAGCACATCACCGTCCCGCTGCCAGCAGCGATCTGCTAGCCGCATCGTGTTGAGGAAATCATCGCCGTCATAAGCCGCCGAAGGGGCCCAGCGATAAAATAGCCACTCCAGCTGCTGCTTCCACTGCTTGGCCTGCTCCTTGGTGATGGGCCCAAGGGTTGGAATTCTGGGCTTGGGGCTCAGGCTCGAGCCGATCGTGTCGACGACGTGTGATTCGACCATGCCCAAGGCGTAGGGGCTGCTGCGGCACAGGTCGTTCGAGCGGTCGCGCAGATTCTTCAGGTCCCATTCCATGCCACTGTTCAGCGAAAGCTGGCTGACGAGCCAACTATCTCCGCGGAGGCGGTCCCACTGAGCTCCTTCGAACATTCGGCCACCGGAAATAAAGCGCGCTTCGCTCTCACCCGTTCGGCTCGTGCCATCGGCTAGCTTCATCGCCTGCCGGCAGCGATGCCGGACGGCCATGCGACGCGCTCCCCACCCCGGGAACACCCCGAAAATCGCTCGATCGATCCGGTCGACAAGTTTCGTCATAAGGGGGCCATGGCGCGTGCCCGATAAAGCACTGCCATTTCGTCCGAAGCCTTTTGGATCGGAGAAACGGCAGCGCGCGGCGGGCACCGCGCTTCGGCTCCTGTCAATAAACGGTCCTGACCATGCGCGCCCGGTTTCGCGCCGGCCCTTGAGCATTGGACACCCGGGACTGCAGTTGCTTTTCGAGCGTTCTCAATTCGCCCAAGTCGGCCCGGGTATACTTCCGGCCGCGAATTTCAATTTCCTGGCCTGTCGCGACGACGGTCGCGATTCCCTGGCGGACCAGGTCGAGTAGGTCCTGATCGGTTCCGGTGCCACTGGCGACGTAGGGAAAGCTCATAACAACGGCCAATTCTGCCGTTTGGATTCGGTGGGCGGCTTCATTTTCCTGGTATTGGAAAGCAGCGAGCGCCTTTTGCGCAGTGCGCTCAGGGAACGATTGAAGCTGGCGGCCAACAGCTCGGCGATGCCACCCCCTCGGCGCAGCAGCTCTCCGCAGCGCTTGCTCGCTATCCGCGACAGTTCGCGCCGAGTCCAAGGGCGCCGAGGACTGCGCCCGGGCGGATGGATTTCAATCGGAAGTCGCTGTGGACCCCTTGCTGTCCAACCGCAGACGGGACAGCCGATATAGCGCAGGCAGTGCACTTCGTCGAAAGAGGTTTTATAAACGATCAGCCATGCCTGGCATTGCGGACATTGGTCTCCCGACCGAAGATTCGCATCGGGGCCGGCCAGGAACTGCTGGCTGCGGGGATCTCTGGGTCGATCGTGTCTCAAGTCGTACGCCTCCGGAACGGCGATGCGCTCGAATCGCGCCTGGCATATCGGGAAGTCGCAACGGGTTGCTCAACTTTCTTCTCCGCCGCTCCCGGCGAGGGCGCCGCTTTGACCGTGGCGTTAATAGGGAACTTCAGCGCTGCAGCCTGCCGGTTCCAATTCCCGCGCGCGAAGATTTCCGCCGCGCAGCGGGCGTATCTCAGGGTGTCGCGCAGATCGTTGGGATATTCATCCCAGCGCTTTTCCCAGATCGGCTCTCCGCGGCGGCGCCTGCTGAGCTGCTCGGACTTGCGCCCATTAAGCAGTTCCTTGCAAAGCTGAGGATCGTCTTCCACACCCTCGCACAGCGAAAAACTTCCTGGCTCTCCCGGCAGCCTGGTCTCGAAATAATCCTGCAGCACCGATTCCCAATAGTGGCCGGCCACCTCCACGCAGATGATGCCGCGGGCCGCGATCGCCGAGGATCGCACACGGCGCGAGGCATTGCGGGCGCGAACGCCGAGGATTTTTTTGCGGAAGGCCTCGCCCGCCAAGCCCCCTTTGTCCCCTTCGCACGGGAGAATTTTTCGGGCCTGTGTCGAATGCGTCTTGCAGAAGCGATCGGTGTCTTTCGGCCTGAATGCGCGATCGATTAGAGTCAGCGCAATTCCCAGCTCGTAGTCGTAGACGATTTCGCCATTGGGGCCGGCGCATTGCCAGCGAAATCGCCGATTCAAGAAGGCCAGAACATCCTCCCAGGTGTCGGCCGAATCATAATCCACCAGATGACCCCGCTCCGGGGCGCCCCAGGCCGATATGAGCAGTCGAAAGCCCCACTCCTGCCGATCGACGCCGGCCGTCAGAAAGCTGGCCCAAGCCGGCACGATTCCGCGCGGAATGGGCACGCCGATGCGGGACGCCAACTCCTCGGGTTCCAAGCGCGCGACGCTTTCCTCATAGACTTCGCCGAGCCAACCGTTCACGAAAATCTGGCGGTCGGGCGCTCGAGGATCGCATTCCACTTTCCGACGCGCAATGTCGCCCCACCGCACCGATAGGGAGTAGAGCGATGACAGCTGGGATCCCCACGCCGGTTCCGGCCGCACGGGCTCGCCCCGGACTCGGCCGCGGTCGTCGACGTATTGCCCTTCGGCCACCCATTGTCCCGCGCGCATCAGGCGCCCCCGATGCTCATCATGAAGTTCCCGGTGGCAATTCGCGCAGACATATCGCGCCGTCGAAAAAGCCAATTGCACATCGTCGCTGCCGTCTGCGCAGCGATCCCAGACGAGCCCGCCTGCTCCCGGGTCGTTGGTGCCAAGCCTGAGGACTTGGGAAGTTTTGCACCACGGGCAGGGGACCTGGTACCGACTATTGGTCGAGCCTTTCACCAGCGGCCAGATCCGGCTGACCTCTGCGGTCGCCGGCGAACTCTCTAGTAGAGCCTTGTAATCGGGGAACTGTTTGGCCACGCGCTCCAGGAGCAATCCGAGGCGGTCTCCTTCGGATGATTGCCCTAAGGGATATTTGTCGATCTCGGTGGCGTGCAGGTAAAAACAACCGAAGCCCGATAGCCGGCTGTCGCTGCCGGCCCAGGCGACGCGGCACGAGCAGCGCTCCAGTTTAATGCGCGCTAGGGAACGCCGCATTGCTGGCAAGAGCTGCCCGCGTAGCGGAGCACAATGTTCGAGCATTGGGTAAATTTCATCGGCGACGGTGGCCTTGACGGCATGTTCGGCCGGTCCGCAGAAACCTGTAGGCATGGGATTGGTCGCCCAAACGCTCTCATGGATGGCGTGTCCCCCGAAGGTTTTGCCGATGCGCGTGGCCCACATGAGATAGATCTGCCGGTACCGCGGCGAATCAAAAGCCTGACAGACCCCGCGCATCCACGGAAAGCTATCCGGATCAAACCGGCGCCCATCTTTGTCGCGAGCATACCGGCAAACCCAGTCCCATGTGTCGATCCTCTCGGGCGGCGTCCAGATTGACCAGACGCGCGGGCTCAGCTTTCCGAGGAAGTCTTCGATTCGGATAGGCATTCGAGCGTTTCCAGCGATGCGAGTTGGTGCAGCGCACTTTCGATCTCATTTCGCACGAGCTCGATGATTTCGGGGGCCAGCGCCTTGGGCAATCTAGGCAGCAAAGTCGCTGGGACTCGGCCCAGGCAGTGCCTAGCGATCGCGATTCGTTCAGAGATTTCTCGTTCGACATCCCCGCGGTCGAGCAGATCGCCGGCGAGTTGGCGAAGTTTCATTTCTTTAAGGGCGGTCTCGACCTCCGCTTTTCGCGCATCGGCGATTCGCTTGGCTTCCAGTGGCGCAACCGAAGCATCGCGCCTCTGTGACATTTCGGTGGCGGCCGTTTGGGTCTCGCGGTCGAGCTTCCACAATAAAATCTCGGCTAACGGCCATTTTCCCTCTTTCCCCGGCATGTCGCGTGATCGGCGCCAACCCGTCTTGACGGTGGTCGGCGAAACTCCAAACCAAGCGGCCAGCTGGGAGACTGACTTCGCTTCGCCGGCTCCGGCCAATAGCTGCGCCAGCGATGCGGCCGCTTCACGGCTGCCTTTCCAGCACTCGACGATCAGCTTTCCGATCGGCTGCTGGGGTGCTTTTTCTCTCCGCGCCATGATGAAATTCCGCGAGCCATTCTAGCCGGGGCCCGGCGGGCGCGCGGCGAACGAAGGGGGAGGGAGGGAGGGGGCAAAAAACAAGGTGCGCGCAAAAAACACAAGGGCGGGCCCCGCCCGCGCGCCCCGGCCCCTCCCCGGAAGGACCCCCCGTAGGGGGCATATTAGGGAGCGCGAATTGGAGGGGATTTCCACGGGAAAAAGACGATCAGAGATGCGCGCCGCTGCTACAGGCCCCACTTGGCCTTGAGCGCTGAATAAACGAAAGAGGGATTCGCCGCACCCTGATAAAGCAATCCTTCGGCGAAATCGAGCGAGCCTGCAATCAGAACTTTGCTCAGGGCTTCTGGCACAAAACTGGATTGGGTGAGTTTTACCCCGTCAATATAAACAGCCGAGTGAGCAGCGTCGACGCCGACTGACACTCCGAATACGTGCCACGCATTGTCATCCGTGCCACCATCGATCGGCGTGCCGCCATTACCTGACAAACTAAATGCACCCCCACCATCTTGCTCCATCGCAACATCATTGTTGAAGGCGAACTGACCGCTATGTCCGTTGAAGTAAGCGACAGACCAGAAATCATAAGTCGCGAGCGATAAAACTGCGCTGAGCAGTTCCGTGCTTGAAAAAGCCACTGTGCCTTTTCCTCCGAGCGATGTTGCCGCATAGGTTCCGGTATGGTTTGTTCCCGAGGCAAACAAATGATTGGTCCCGTAGAAGTCGGCAATTGCTCCCACTCGATCGCCATTATTGATGACGGGAGTGACTAGCGACGTTGGTGACTGAAACAGATTGCCTATGAGCGAAGCGTCCCAATGCGATATAAGCGTGCCGAAAGACGCAAAGTTGGGAGCTAAACCCGCCGGAACATACGAAGCTAAAATGTGGCCAATGGGTTCGACGACCGAGCTGCGATTCGTTGTCATGCTGTAGATGCCGCTGGCAGGACCGTTGCTATCAAATACTGCACAGATGCCTTGCGCGGTTTCCCAAGAACGCAGCGTATCACCAGCGCCTGCGGATGGAGGATTATTGCCGGCATAGCCTCCCTCAGAAAGGATCAACCAGCTAGACAAATTCGGCGACAAACTCGTGGTCAAGGTGCTAACTGCGCCCGCAGATAGGTTCGTCGTTACGTTATCCGGTTGCCCCCACTGCTGCACACCACTGTAATCGGCCGCCGAAATCGCGATCACATCGCTAGAATTGTGCGAGACGACGATATTATTTGCGCCGCTGGCAGGATTCAGCAAAAACCACTGATAGATGTTCCGGTTGATGCCGGCGCTACAAATCTTGCCGGCCAAACTCATCGGCACGCCACCATAAGTGACGCCGGTAATGTGGTCCGTCACCGTGCCGGCATCAGCAGCCATAGAAACGATTAAGAGTCGATTGGCTTTCGTTCCAACCGTATATGAAAAAGTCTGATTGCCGGCGCCGACCGTCAGCGCGAAATTAGCCGCGCCAAACTGCACAATGACTCCGGCTGCTGGCCGTCGAATTCCGAGGCCTAAACCCAAGCCCATATTGGTTAGCTCGAATAGCGCGCTAGGATGTTGGAAGCAGTAGTGAGTGTGGAGCGGACGCGCCGAAACGGACCGATCAAATCGCCGATCGGAACATTTTTGAACGTCACGGTATCTCCCCCCAAAGTATCCACCGTGACATCACCCGAAGTGCCCACATAAAGAGCGACCGCAACGTGTAGCAGGTCGGTCGTATCGCTTGGTACGACCGCGAAGGCGTTCTTGGGCTGGAGTTTTTCAATCAATGAATCCATGGCTTGAAATTCCTAGAGCTAAATTCCGGGGCGCTGCGCCGCTGCTTTTTCTTTCGGCTCATCCGATTCGCAGCCGAGACGTCGCTCGATTTTGGCGAGGGAGTTTTTGATCCAGGGAATGTCCGCTAGGCGGCGCTCGACCTTGAACATCCAGGCAATTAAAAACACGATGACGGCTGTCGCCAGTTCGTCGGGCACATTGAAAGATGCCAGGATCATAGACTGCCACGATAGGCGCGCGTGGCGAGCCAGGAGTCGAGTTTTCCTGGTATTGGGCGAAATAGCCGCGGCGCCGGCGCCCATCCGGTTGGGCAATCAAGAAGCAGAGCACCGGGCCGCGGTGGGCGCTGGTGGATTCACTTATTCGGCTCGCGGTTTTGATCCGCCTTTTTTTTGTCAGCCAGTTTTTGTTCGGCGATGGTCCAGGTCTCGCACAGTGCGCGGCGGCGCTGCCAATTGGCCAGATAGCGGGCCGCAATCACCTTGGACGCTATGACGACTGCGTTTTCGGCATTTTCCCGGGCTTGGTTCGTGGGATTATAACTGCCCTCCATCACCTCCCGTTCGTCGCCGATCGCCACCTTGCTGTGAGCGATGGGGGGTAGATAATCCACCAAAACAGGAATTCCTGCCGCCAGCAGCTCCGGGACCAGGCTATAGGACTGATCAACGTTTGATTTATCGAAGAGACACTGGACCGCGACGCCGCGCGCATGGGCTGCCTTGATCGCATCGCTCACGGGCTTGGAATCGTAGCCATAGTATTGCGTATAGATCGTCTTCGTCTGCCGATTGAAAAAAGCGACCATCGCGTTTTCCGGATCTTCCCCGGGTGCGAAAAAAGGGCCGCTCACGGTGGCCTTCACGGCCGCCGTCGCAATCGGCTTGTCAGGTGGATTGGGCATTGGAATTCCGCGCGCTTTTTTAGGGAAAGAAGGTTAGGATCACGGAGTGGGCAAATTCATTTCTCGTCGGGAATGATGCGAAACTGGTATTTGTCCGCGCTGGCCGACGCCGCGGTTGGCTGCGCGCTCGCCGGCGACGAACTTGGCAGAGCACTGGGAGCGACGACTGTAGGCGTGGGAAGCGTCGAAGTCGCTGAAGCGCCTTTGGAGCCGTTGATCACGTAGCAGGCCAATCCCGATAGCGCGCCGCTGGTCACGAGAGCCGCGATAACCCCCAACAACCCTCCGGCGCTGATGCCGGAGTTGTTCGTGGTCGTGCTATTGGTGGATCCTGGAAATTGAGACACGAAATCTTTAGGGTCGAGACCGGCCGCCACGGCTGTGGCAGCTCGGTCGAGGGTCATCTTCTCGTTGATATGGTGGGCGTTTTGCGCCCAAAGGGCATCGAGGTTCGAAGCGCGGATGTCATTCAGATCGGACCGCGGTACCGTGGGGTCGTCGCTCACGAACTTCCCCCTTGCACCGAGTTTTGCAGTAGCGCGATCATCTGCTGCGTGACGGTCCGATTATCGAGCGCGCTCTGATTCACCTCCTGGACGATCTGCATTCCGATCTGCTCAGCCGACGGCGCCGCGACATCGGCCGGTGGTGTGGTCGATGGATCCGGCGCCGGATCGCTCACGGCCCCCGCGCGCGGACGCGCCATGCGGGGGGTCGTTTTTTTTCGCTCCCTGGCCATGATTCAAGGCGAAGCCTCGATTATTTCGAAGGCGCGGGAACGTCGTTCGCGTGCGGCGTTTGATTCGCCGTGTTCAGGTCCATCGCGTTCGAGCCAATCAGCGTGCTGGTTAGCACCCCGGAAATAATCCGGTTGTCCAATTGATTCGCGTTCTGATGCACCAGCAGCGAAGCGCCGAAGGCATTGTTCATCGCCTGCTTCACATCGGGGTCCATCGCGGAAACTCCTTATCGGGTGTGGAAAATCGTCGCCGCGGCTAATGCCTCGGAAACTCATCGTGCAGCGCGCCGAGCGCCGCTCTCGTCATGCCGGAAAATCGATTAGGCCGACGCGGCCGGAATACTGTTAGCGTGCGGCGTTTGGTTGGCCGTGTTCAGATCCATCGCGTTGGAGCCAATCAGCGTGCTGGTCAGCACGCCGCCCACCACGCGGTTGTCGATCTGATTGCTATTCTGGTGCACCAGCAGCGAAGCGCCGAAGGCGTTATTCATCGCGGCTTTGACATCGGGATCCATGGGGCAAACTCCGAAAACAAAAATGGGAAACGGAAAAAACGCTATCGCTTAGCCGCGGGCGCGGCCGAAAACGTGGGAGAAAGGTTGGTCTGAAGTTTGAGCGTGTGCTGGCCGTCCAGGGGCAGCTTCTCGGAGGTGATCACGGCGCCGCTGGGGTCAAGCAATTGGACCGGGAGCGCTAGGCTCGCCAGCCGCGCGCTGATGGCGGCATCAATCTGCGCAGTCAGCTGGGCCTTGTCCACGAGTCCCGGTAAGCCAGGAAATCCAGGTTGGCCAGGATCGCCTTTCTCACCTTTGAGCCCTTGCGGTCCAGCAGGTCCAACGCTGGCCGCCGGCGAAGGGATCGGAGCGAGTTGCCCAGTAGATGCGGGAGGTGTGGTCGGCTGAGGGGGATAGTAATAGCGGGACGGCGGCGCACCGGCGCTAGGCGATGGGCAAGTTCCCGTGGGACAGCCAGAGCCAGATCCGCAAATGCAACAGCCACTAGCGCCGCAATGCTCCTCGATCGCCGGCAGCCATTCCGTGAATTCTTCAATAGGCACAGCCTGCGAATCCTGACCGTCGCCTCCCCAGCTCAATCCGATGAGATCACCGGATCCGTCAAACACTCCTCCGCCGGAGTCGCCTGGCTCGGTCGCCAAGTGCATTTCGACACTTCTGGGCGAGCCAGCAGGAGCTGCAGCGGATCTCTGTTCGGAGCTTTTGCCGTTTATCGAAACGACCGTCCCGGTGCGAAGCAAGGGGATGCCATGCCGGCCGAAGCCGAAAAAGCGCACTTGCATTCCCTCCTGAAGGCCGTGCGGCAATAGGCGGACATAGTTAAGTTGCTGCGATGTTTTAATCACCGCCAGATCGCGCTGGCGATAACAAGCGATAACTTTCCCTTCCAGCTGCTCGCCGCCGACGGACGTTAACGTCACATTCGGGCCAGCCTGGTTATCCACGACGTGGGCGTTGGTGATGACCAGGTCCGGCGCGATCGCCGTTCCGCTTCCACAATCCATCATGTTGCCCTGCGGCATTTCAACGCGGTAGCTGGCTGAGGAAATATCATCGGTCTGCGCTGCCTCGAGTGGCTTTTGATGCGGTCCCTGGCTTTGCAGAGTTAGAACGATCAGGGTGGCAATCAACCGGACGCGAAGCATTTCGAAGAATCTCATTTCCCGTTCCTTTGCGATTGTGAAAACCAGACGATGAGGACAATCCAGACTGTCAGGCCAATTCCCAGCACCACTCCTACTTGCTGCACGAGGGACATTTTTTCATTACCGATGGGGGATGCCCGCTAGGCGCGCCGCAGGCACTGGGGCAACCGCGGCAAGTTCCACAGCATCCGCAGCCCTGCCGCTGCCCGCAGCCGCAGCAACAATTGCAGTAGCCTCCGTGGGAGGCGATAACCGCAAGCACATCCAGCCCTGTTTTATTGAGCGCTTCAACGCGCCGATCGACCGCGCGCACTTCATTCAGCAATTCATTGCCATAGGCGATTTGCGTGTTGTGAATTTCTACCACGTCAGCAAATAGCGCGCGAGCCTGAGGTGCGTCCCAGACCGAGGCAGCCGGATTGTTTTGCGATGGGCATTTGACCGCAACAAAAACAGCGGCCGCGACTACGATACTGACCGCAGCTGCCTTGAAAACCATGCAAAGCATCTGGCAGCGCCGGTCGCGGCAGACATGGCATTGCCGCTTTGACATCAGCGATAAAAATGTGCTGACAAGCTCATCGTTTGTCACGGTCAGGCAGCCTCCTGGAAAAAGCCGTGGTTAATCGTGTGGAATTTTTCATCCAGCATGCGCAGCTGCTCTGTGCAGCGCTCGAATTCTTCGGCCAGAATCGTAGGAACCGCTCGACCCAAGAGCTCGGCACCCAGGACGTGCCAGCGTAAGAAGAAGAACCTGCGCCGGACGGTCAGCCTGGCGGCCATCAGCTGCGCTCGGGGATGGAGCATTTCATTCATGGAGTGAAGGGTTCGCGGATCGGGCTTAAAAAATCGTCGCCGTCGAAGGATAAAAAACCGGTCTAGGGTGTTGCTTGAATCACCCACAGGTCTGAGACCCAGCTGGTGTTCAGGCCATATTTGTAGGACAGGTAGGCGTAACCGTTGTCGCCCCATGGCGTGCCATCATCTCTGACCCAGTGCTGGCGCAGCTTGAATCGCTTCTTGACGTCGTCGTAGCCGAGTAGGCTCATATCGTGGGCACCGATGGGTGTCTCTCCCGGCTTGGGGTCGGGGATGACGCCAGTCTCGGACGCCTGGTCCGATTCGATCCCCGCAAATACGTCGGTCCCGAAGACAATCGGGCGCAGCTGGTTGCTGATGACGGCTTTGATTTGCGCTGCTTCGACGCGGACCGACTGATAGGCGAGGATTCGCTTCTGCAGGGCCGAGGTGATGCAGCTAAGGTTAGGCTTGGCCATGATGTGCGCCAGGTCGTCGTGATAGGCCCACATCGACTCGGGGCAATAGCCGAATTTGTTCAGCGCCTTGAGCATGGTGCGGTTGTCGACCCCGCTGTCCTGGTGCACGGTATCCATCAGGTACCGGGTGAACCAGTAGATGAACAGCCGCGAAGGAGGCGAGAGGGTCTGCTTTTCGGCGAGCTGATCATCGTCGAGGCACTCGGCCGCGGTGTTCGGCCCGCAGGCGTTGGCGTTAGCCTGATTCAACAGCGGGACGCCAGCGAATGACTTCCCCGTCGCCGATAGGTCGAAAGCCGGTGGCGACTGTGAAGTGACGCGGCTTGCCAGGAGCAAAAGTTCGTCGCGGGGATCGGGCTTCTGCCGGACCAAGCCGTAAATGCGCTTGCTCGCCATCTTTTTTCCTCTCTGTTGCCCAGTGATCAAGAATGCCCAGTCTGCTGGGCGCTATTTGACGCGGCCGCTTGGCTTCGGGGGTGCGTTTTCCTGGTATTGGCTGGCTCGCTTGCGAGCCAGCAGATAGGCTTCGTAACGGCGCAAAATCGGCAGAGGATCTTCGGCCAGTTGGCGCTGGAACTCACGCCTCTGAGCGGCCACGGCGAGAGTACGCTCGTGCTCGCAGACGATGCACCGCTGCCTACGTGTCAGCGGCCGTCCGCAGCCCGTACAGCGGCGCTTGGCGCGGCGGATCTGTGGCTGGCGATCGGTGTCGGCGATGCCCAGAAGGTGCGCCAGAACGCTGACCGTGGCGAAGCTGACGCGACACCGGCGCGCTACCCCGCGCAATGTCAGCTTGCCTTCCAACAGCAGCCTAGCGATCCAAAGTTTTCTGCGGGTAGAAAGGGGCAACGCGGAGCTCCGGTTCGCTAGGGCCGTGCTGGCAGGCTGCGCAGCCTGCGCTACCGTCCAAGCGAAATTCATCGGTGCTGCGCCGCTCCTGGCGCGTGAAATGATTCGTTTCAATCCAGATGCAAGCGGCGCCGTCGACCGGATGGCCGTCGATCCACACGCTCATTCGCTGCAGAATTTTTCGGCGGACCAAAAAAGTGCGGCCTGCAAGCCAGCCGACCGCGTGAGCCTTGCGCCAGATAATCAGCGCTGCCGCCGCGGCGACCGCCAGACCGACGGCAAAACCGCCCAGGACCGCAAGAACTTCAACGATCGACATCGCCCCTTTCCTCCGAAGACGCAACTCCTTGTGCTTGGACGGCGCCACCGACTAATGAGGCTGTCCCGATTCGAGCACCCATCGTGAGAAAATGTTGCGCAGATTGCGCCCCTACCATGGCCATCATCGCTCCCAAGCTAGCTCCCATTTTGAACGACGAAGCGAGCTCCTCCGTGATGGCTTTTCGCTGATCCGGGGATAAACGGACTCCCAGCGATTTCTCCAGATTGGGAATGATCGGTGCATACATGCACATCGTCCACGGAACGCTCGTTTTGCTCGATTTTTTTGTCATCGCTCACCTCACAATTCAAAATGGCTGCTCGCCATCGGACAGGGGCGGAAACTTTTTGCGCCGCTGGCGTACACGTCGGAGGCGTAAAGCATGCGCCGGTAACAGGTCGAAGCCCCCTCGCAGCGGCGCTCCGTCGTCGGGGTCGGGCTCTGACTCGACGTGCTCGAACAGTAAACGCTGGCCGGGGGCATCCGCGCGGCGACGACGCGGGTGAGCCGACTTCCGCCCCTCGGCCAGCTGCTTCAATTTCTTGAGGTCCGCCAGGCCCCTCAGCGCCTTGCAATGACGGCACGGGAGCACGTTGATCAATCGCCGGCAGTCCGGATCCTGGCAAAGCTGCGGTGGCACCGAGCGCTCCCCCTGCGCTAGCCGGCGACCGAGGTTTTCCTGTGGGCTGCCATGGGTGCCTTCGATGATCGCTTTGACAGTTTTGCGGCTGACCCGGCAGACGCGGGCCGTTTCGGAGATATTCCCCCGGCCGGTGGAATCGCGCGTCAGCTGCCAGACTGCTTTGACCTGCCGGATGACTTGCGGCGCGGTGAGCTTTCGCCCCTTGCGCCGAGGCGCTTCGCCGTCATGGCGACTCCTACTCGCTGCCATCATGGACCCATTTCTCGCGTCGATATGATTTGACAGCATCCCCCGCGGCAAAAGCAAGCCGATTGCGGACATGATGCTGTTAGCCTATTCGCTCCAGTTTAAGCGAACCCACCACGCCGCCTCGCTGCTCTTTTTCGCGCTTTCTGGTGAGCCGCTCGATCAGCCGATCGGACGTCTCCAATTCGCTTGCGGCCAGCTCCGGCCTGTCGATGCCTTTTTTCAGTCCTCCGAATGCCTCTTCCAAGGCGTCACAGATCGCCGCACGGGAACGGGGCCCGACGGCCCCCAGGGCGATCACCAACACGTCAGCCAGCTGCGGCTTCACGGGGGTGTCGTACGCGACATCGACCTGCACATCGACGGCTCCGCTGATGCGGACCGCGAAATCGATCTTCTGTCCGGTTCCAGGCGGCAGCTCGTCGCGGACCTTATCGGCTCCCTTGCCGAGGATTTTCAGGGCATGCAGCTCGAGCGGCTCAAGTTTTGTCGCTCGGTTGTTGTTTTTCATCAGAGTTGGTGGCCGAATCCGCGGGCCAGCGGCTCGTGGCTTCGGCTTTTCGCGGAGGAAGTCCATCGATTTCCTGTCGCTTGATGGCAACCGAGAGGGGTGCTTGGATCCCCAGCCGTACCCGATCACCTTTCACATCGACGACCACCACTTCAATGCGACCGTCGGCGGTGTCCAGGAAGATCTTCTCGTTGCGTTTGCGGCTCAGGACCAGCATGGCCGGCAAGTTAGCAAAAATGCCGCCCGCGAAAAAATCCCACCCCCCGCTCCTCCCTACTAGCTAAAAGATTCCGCGCGCTTTTTGGCGCGGATGGCTCACCGCGTTACCCGTCGTGATGGGTTGGGGGCAGAGGCGAACAGATTTCGATCAAACGATCGAGGCTCCTCGCCGTTTTCAACTACAAATACCGTGTCGCGGTGCTCCCCGTGAAGCATGCGGTATTTCACTCGCCCCGCGCCGCAGTATTCGATCCCGATCGCGCGAAATCCGCAGCTTTTCAAAAAGAGTTGCGCTGCCAGGTTCCGATCGTCTACCTCGACGGCCAGCCGTTTCCCGGGACGGCCGATCCGTAGGACCCGGAGCTGATCGGCGATTAGCCGCCGGCCGGTCCCACGGCGACGGTCCCACGGTCTGACAGCCGTCCGCAGAATGATCCGGTGCGTTTCGACGCATCGGCTCAACAGGTTGATGATTTCGACTTGGCGATAGAGCAAAAAACCCAGGACGCTGCACCCGACCACTGCAACCCGCATCGAGCAAGACGGACCCAGTTCCGCGGCGAAGCGAGTCCACGGCCACGGCCGCGCGAAGGCAGCCTGGTCGATGGCCTCAATTGCCGGGGCGTCCCGATATTGCACACTGCGGATTTTGAGCTCCGTGGTCATGCCTCCCGTTATATCCGCGAGAAAACTGGCGCGCGGCAGATCACAGGGCATTGTGCCGACTGGCCCGGGCGCGGCGCAAGGCCGCGGCCTGTCAATGGTCAACGCCACCCTCGAACCGATGGCGCCCGGAGTGCTTGCCCTTGTCTCTTCACGTCGATCGCTCCTTCGGCGGCTGCGGCGCCGGCTCCGGAATGTTTCCCTGGGACCGGAAAATGATCTGCGCAGTCCCGGCGGTTGAATTTTTTTCGATCTCCATCCCGCGGACGATGGCCCACGTGCTGCAGAGCATGAGCGTGCTCAGCAGGATCGCGACCAACGTTTTTTCGCAGATTTCAATTTTCATCCGTTGCCTCACTTCACCGCGGCCAACGCCGCGCGTGAATAATCGCCAATCGAATAGCATAGAGCCCTGGTCGGCCACGCTTCCTCGGGTGGCATCCTCCCGAAGAGCATGGCCAGCTCACACGCGAACCGATCTCGTTTGCTGTTAATCCATTTCCTCCGTACTCGGAAGGGCACCAGGAAATCATCATTGGCATCAACGTCAGGCAGGAAGGGTTGCTCTTCGCCGCTGACTTTTAAGTACACGTTCTCGTGAAAAATGAAGCAGCTGCCTTTGTTGTATTCATCTTTCCACGGCAGCAGCACGCGAGGATATTCCAACACTCGCGTGGCGACTTCGACGCAGAAATTCAGGTCAGATGCGCACATTGGCGTACTCACTTCGCCGCGGCGAGCTCCTGGGGAAGTTTTTTGGGTTTGTCCTTCAATAGCTGCGCGACGATTTCGGATTTCCGGCTTTGCTCGGGCGGCTGATTCCAAGAGTCGTTTGTGACCACGCCGTTGGTCCTCAGCTCCCGGCAAAGCGCGCGTAATGGCTCAGTGTCGTGCAGTTGATAAAAAGCCTCGGTCAGCGGCCCGGCCTGGTTGGCCTTCCACTCCTTGGCCAGGTTCAGCTTCAAATGCTTGGCCAGCGAAAACACTTCCCGATCGTCCAGCCCCGCGATGGGCTGCTCCTGGTTGTCGATCTTGGCCCAAAACAGATGCCGGGCGAACGCCAGCGCGATGTCGGCCAGCTCCCCGTCCTCAGCCAGCATGACGGCGTTCCAAGTTTCGCCTCCGCAGTCGTTCCACACCGAGCGCGGTTTTTTGCCGGTGATCTGCTCGATCGCTTTGAATAGCGCCTTATTGGTTAGGCCGAACCCGGACGTACCCCGCCGCGCAGCGAATAGAAGCACTCGAAACATGGTCACATCGTCCGCTTGCGCGCCGCGCTTCTCCAGCCGCTGGGCGATCAGCCAGCGCAGCCAGTTGGCCTTCCAAGCCCGCATGCGATTGCGAAACTGCTCGCTGCGTTTTTTGGAGCGTTCCTTCAGCTGGGTCGGGGTCAGCTTCTTCTCGCCCTTTTTACCTCCCGACGGTTTTTCATCATCATCATCGCTGGATTTCTTGGCTTCGTGCGCCTTCCACAGCTGATCAAACAGCTTCGTGTTTGTAGCGCGGTCCGAGAAGTCGCCCCAACGATCGCGCACCGTGATGATCCCGAGCTCCTGACGTTGCGATTCCGACAGTTTCAGTTTTCCGATGTGGCGATAATGACGATCGTGATCTTCTTCGACGTCGCGCGTCGCAGAGTCAATCCTCTCAGCAACTTTCTCTTCGAAATTGCTGTGCGACATCTTGTCAATCGACTTGATCTTCAACGCCGCAGCCACCAGCGCCGGATATTTGGCAAACGGCATCAGCGAGCGGGCATGCGTCAGCGAAATCTCGCCGGCGGCAACCCGCTCCAGGCATGCCTTGGGCAGATCCAGCAGCCGCAGGTGATTGGAAATATACCCCTGGCTGCGCCCCAGGATTTTTTCCAAGTCGACGGGCCGAAATTTCTGCTCGTGCAGCAAGCGCTTAAAGCCGCGGCCCCGCTCCACGGGGTTCAAATCCTTGCGTTGCTCGTTTTCCACCAAAGCTAGAACTTGCATTTGGGCGTCGGTGAACTGGCGAATCTCAGCGGGAGCATGCGTCCAACCCAATAACTTCATGGCTCGGCAACGCCGCTCGCCGGCAACCAGCTGGTAAGCCCCGCTGCAATTCGGATCCGTCCGTAGTACCACGCGCTGGATTAAGCCGTGCTCCTTGATGGTTGCGGCCAGACCCGCGAGCTCCTCCTGATCAAACTCCTTGCGTTGCTGGAAGGGATTGGGTGTGATGAAAGCAAAAGCCACATCGAGCACACTGGTTTGCGGCTCGCGGTTGGTGACCGCAGCTTGAATCTCCTCGATCGCCACCTTGCGCACTTCCTGCGGTGGTCCCTCGCGATTTAACCAATCTTCCTTCGTAGCGTGCTTCTTCGAGCTGGGCGGTTTAGTTCTAACTGAACTCTTCTCACCTTTCCCATAATCTGCGCTCGATTCTGGGGGGACAATATGTTTTGCCCGAAATTCCCGGACTGCCTCCTTAGCTCGACGAGTCCGTGGGTCTTTCTTGCCGTCGCGCTCCGATAGAAATTTCAGTGCATGATCGAGCTGTCCAAGCAGAGCGGCCTCGCGGCTGGAATAACTATCGCGGCCGATCGCAGGATCGGCCGAAGCGCCTCCAATTAGCGCCATGGGCCCTTCAAATTTGTAGCCGGTGTGCCATCTTCCCTTGTGTTCGACCAGGCGTATGGTGATCTTGCATCCGGTACTCTTTGGGATGGGTACCTTGACACATTTCACGTTCCGAACAAAAACGCCGCTCGAGTTTAGCTTCCAATCCCGCTTCTTTCTCAAATCGCCGGCCGCCGGGCTTGATTCCGGCTGGGTAATGGTCCCGTCTCCGGGTGTTGGGCTTTCACCAGCGGTGCCAGTTCCATCGTCCGCATCGCTGCGGGTCGACGCGCGTCCTCCAGGTCGACCGATACGGTCGCTTGGCCCTTGCGGGTCCGTACATTCCGGTTCCAGAGGCGCTGCGCCGACAAGGGTCGCAGGATGGGGAGCCGGAAAACTATCGACTTTTGGCGCACCGTTCTCGTCAATCTTGCACCATAGATCGAGTCGCCTGCCGGTGATGACATATCGATGCTGGAAGTAATCGAAGACGAGGCCGGTCAGGTCGTCGCCTTTAGCCGAGCTCCGAGCTCTCCCAGAAAATTCCGCTTTATATACCGCTTCCCATAGGTGAGCGACGCGGGCATTTCCATGGTTTGTGACCGCTTCGACGATGTACCAACTTTCTCTCTCCCGCATCATCGAGGCGGCCCACGGTTTTTTCGTCCGCAGATCGCGGCCGGCGACGCTCATATTGGCCACCTGAATCCGGTCAGAAGCGACATATAGCGCCTCGACCGGAAGCCCATTCCAAGCGCTTTGCTGTGGGTTTTTTGTGGCCACATCGTTGCTACAAACGGGCGTTTCGGTGGCCAAATTATTACCACCATTATTTTGCGCGCGCTCGGGCATCACCGGCGGCGCATCGCCGTTGCTGGTCGTGCTGGAAAAATCCAAAACCTCATCGACCAGGTCGATATAGCGGACGATGCCCCGCCGATCGCCGGCGATGACGTGTAGGCCGTTCGGCTTCGCGATAATCCTCCGATCTCCCCGCGTCTTTCGATCAACGTCAAACTCGCCGGCTGAGTTCTGGAACCAGCTTTTTGCGAAATCAACCGCCAGGTTCTTCTCGGAGAATTTCGCTAATTCACGCCGAAGAGAGTCAAAGTCGCCTTCATTCTTGAACATGGCGTCCTCGCCTAGCGCCTCCTGAATAACGACTTCCCGATCCACCTCAGTCAGCGTTTGCGCCGGTCGTTGCCGTCGCGGTTTTTCTAGCGTTGCGGTTGCCATGGATTGCTCCTTTTTCACCCTTTGGGTTAAAGGGTTAATTTTGGTTTCGGAAGGAAACCTCAGCCTCGCCGAAGAATTCCTCCGGGCGCAGCCATCGCTCGATTTGCTGCAGATCGACGGCTGTGATTCCCTGATGTCGCCAAATGCGGATGAAAATTTCCTGAGCCGTGCGCAGTTTGGCCGCGTCGTAATTATTGTGAAAATCTTCATACTCCTGTTTGCGGCTCAGGTCGCCTCCGACCGCTTTGGTGCACAGCACAGCGGCAGCGGCGGCATTCTCCTTATCAAACGCCTCTCTCCCATAGGATGTGGTGTGGGTAACTTCATGAACGTCGTCGTAGCAAAGGATCACGACCATACTCTTCGAATAGTTTTCGGAGATTGCTCTCGCGACATCGACTGGAACAGGCAAATACTCACTCATCGTTTTTCTCCACATTCAAAAAGATCGGTGATGTAGGCCGGCTCGCTGCCCAGCAGCGCCGCGCGGATTTTCTGGAGCGCCCTTTGTTCAATCTGGGCGACCCGTTGCTGAGAGATTCCCATCGCGTCGGCGATTTCGCGGTGCGTATGGGGCCGTGATCGATCGAGCTGCGGCGCAACCGACTCCTCGCGCGCTCTTTGCTGCTCTGCAAGCGAGATCGCTCGACGCTCGGAGGATGAAGGCAGCAGGGCGTCACGCCGATTCATGATTTGATCCCCTTGCGACGGGAGATGGCCCGGCGCAGTCCCCACAGGGCGTCGGCCGCGGCCTCCAAATCGTCTACGCAGCAGCGCGCGTCGGAACTGGAGGAATAGTCCACCAGTTTGTTAAACTCGTCGCCCTCCAGATCGAGATAGTTCCCCAGCAACGCCAGAAAATGCTTGGCGCGTTTTCCCAGCTTGCCGATGGAGCGACTTTTCTCTCCCCGCACCGGCAGTTCCAATCGCCGGCGAAGCCGATCGACCTCCAGGCGCAGCGCCTTACTCGAAATTCCCTTATCAATCTTTTTCAAGAGCCCCAGCTGCTGTGGCTCCGGCAGATCGAACATCCGCATGGCATGGTCCATGCTCAGCTTGGCTTTGTTGTCATCACCGGGAACCATGCGATTGAGCACCTCAGGACGGAGCCCCAGGAGGCGCAGGTGCGTCGAGACCCAGAAGTCCGACTTTCCGGCGATGGCTGCGATCTCGAGGTTCGTACGACCGGCCGAGCGCATTCGATCCAGCGCCTCGGCGATCTCGACCGGATCATGCCCTTGCCGTCCGAAGTTGGCCGCGAAGCTAATCGCGAAAATCTTATCCGCATCGTCGCGGGGCCGAACCTGCGCCTGAAATGGCAGATCAGCGAGGGCGCAAGCCTTCAGGCGGCGTTCGCCATCGACTAGCTCGGCATCAAACCGATCATCATCCTCGACCAGAGTAACCAGACCCGGCGTGATCTGCCCGATGGCGCGCATTGAGTTCGCCAGCTCCTTGATGCCGGCGAATCGTTTGCGGGGCTGGCCGACCAGCGGCCGCACTCGATCGGCATCGAATTCGCGGATATAGCTGGAGATTCGTTGGCGGTCGGAGCGTGAACTCATCGGGCACCTGGATCGTTTTCAGCGATCGATTTTCGAGCGGCTTTGGCGAAGAACACAGCTTCCGGCCTACGCAGCTCTCCACGCTTTTTGAGCAGGGCCATACGGAGCAAAATCTTGCTGAGTTGCTCCATCGGGTACCGGCCGTCCAGCACGGCCGAGGCGATTTCCACGGCCACCGTCTCGTAGAGCCCGGAAACCTTTTCCACGAGCCAAGTCGAGAATCGATGCAGCTCGTCGATCCGGTCGGCCGTCGACGGCAACGCCGAGAACTTTTCCAGCGCCGAAGCCACGCTGCCGGCAATCGGGGAGGGCTCCCGCTCGGATGACCCAGCGGGGTTTTGGGATCCCAATTCCCCGATGGTACTTTGGACTTCTACTGGGTTGGTTACCCTAAGAGGTCTAAAGTCCAAAGTCTTATTAAGAGATTCTTGTTTAAGTCTAAAGTCTATCGGGGTTCTAGGCGCCAAGGACCCCGCTGCCTTTTCCACTGCCGACGCCGGCGCGGTGATCCGCGCCGGCAGCCGGAGGGAAAAGTCGGCTGCATCCGTCAGCCGATGATCCGCCGGGAGCACTTGTGGATCTTCAGCGGCGACTCGGCCGGCCTCTTGCCGATCGAATAGCTCGCCTTGTCCGTCGCCCTCCAGGGCCCGTCGCACTTTAGCGACGTCGGTCGGATCATTGAGAAAGACATGCCATGGCCCGCTGCGGGCCAGGGTACCGCGATGCCGCGGCCGGTCAATAATTTCGAGGTAACCACATTCAATAAGTTCCTTGAGCCAATCGTAGGCCGTCTTGGCAGATCGATTCTCCGAATGGCCTAGCTCGGCCGTGCTAGTGGTCACGTCTGTCAGCCGGCCACCACATTTTGCAAACAGAAATTCCCAGGCACATTTCGCGCCAAGGGAAAGCCTTGGATCGGAATGCACGCTGCAGCGCAGCCGCCAAAAATCAGCGAATGGCGATGCAATTTGTAAACGGGGAGCTTCCATTCTTCATAGCCGATTGCTCGGCTTCCTACGCGGCCGGCCGGTTGGCGATTTCTCCTCTGGCGACGCGCACATCCAGGGGCGCTTTGATGGCCATCTTGACCCGCGGGGCTGCCGGGTCGAGTGTAATGATGATCGGTTCGTAGCCCGGCGCGAACAGATAAACTTGCTCTCCGCCTCGGCGCGACAACCTGAGATTTCCGCCCCGCTTGTCAAGCTTTGTTCCTGGTGAGCTGCCCATCGTTAAACCTCCGTAAATTAAAGTTCTCGGTTCAAAACCATTCCTGCCAGTGGCCACTGATCTCGATCTTCCAGCCTTCGGCGCAGCCGCTTTCGTCCGTGCATCCGCAGACCCTGCAAATGCCGGGCATTAAACCCAATCGCGCCAGGACGAAATCCAACACTTCCATGGCCGATTCCCTCGCCTGACTCCTAAGAGTCCGAAGAGCCACGCCGGTAAGAGGCAGCACGAGGTCCGCAGATCTAGCTTTGGCCATCGCCTGCTCCTTTCGCCGGGGGAGTCTTGTTATCGCCGAGCAAAATATCGCTAAGCGGCGCGCTGGAAACGGGCCAGGAGGGTTGCTTAAAAAAAGCCCCGAAGCATTCCGCTAATGCCTGCCGGCTGCCGGCCAAACAGCGGACCAGCAATCCGTGGCCATCACTGGCCCTCATCAGGCATTCCAGGTAAAACGGAGCGGCGCCGATCATCCTGCCAGGATGCGGGATCTCCAGCAGCTCCGGCCTGGCGAGCATCGGCTTACTGGGAGTGATCAGAACCGTTTCGGGGTGCCCCTGGTACGCGGAAGGCGCGAACTTTTTGACGATGCGCCGCCGGCGAGCAGCCACTGCATGACAAAACGCCCAGTGCCCGAGGGATCCCCATACCATCCCAGCGATGAGCCATAGTGAATTGCGCATGGATCCGGTCATGCCCGCGCCTCCTCGATTCTACCGGCCAGGTCGTGCAACCGCTGCAGGCGCACCACGCGCCACGCGACATCCACGGCGCAGACATACGCGACGTTGGTTTCGCTGTCGATGATCAGCCAATGCGTGGCCGGCGAGAGCCGGCAGCCGAATTCGAGCCGCATGCTGCGTACGTGCGCATCGACCTGCGGCTTCCAGAAATAAGCCAGCCATTCCTGCTGATGCAGGCAACCACAACTGGTGGTCTCGCCGTCGTCATGGGCCAGCTCGTCGCAGGGCTCGAAATACAGACCGACATAGCGGCGTGGATGATCCACCACATGCAAGTATCCCAGGCTGCGCAGGAAACGAGCCGGTAGTTCGAATGGCCAAAGGCAAATGCCGGGTTCCAGCTGCAGACTCATGCTCGGTCCTCCGGATCAACGCGGCTCAGAAACTTTTGCTCGGCCATCGCCACCAGCTCATGGAACGACAGCTCCTGCGCATCGCAGACGTGCATTAGCGCCGCCAGGAAATGCGCCATGGACAGCTGCGCACATGTACCACGTTCCGACGGCAGCGCCTGATTGAAGGCAAAGCTATTGATGGCATTGATGACAAGCCCTTCCTCGCGGGAGCAGCTGCGGCGCCGAGCCAAAGCTCGATCCGAGGCTGCTCCCGCTGCTTCAGGAATTTTCGCAATCTCCGTCATGGCCGTCATGTCGCCTTGGGCTTTGGATGAACCACCCGCGTAAACGATGGCTGAATGGACACATGGCAACTGCTTTGGTACTTTTTTCCATCGGTCTTCGAGGCATGCCCACTGGCTGAGAGGTGTAGAGCCTGCGACGAAGATCCGGTCTCGTCAGGATAGAGATTCTGATTCACCAAGCCCTGCAGGTGCGGGAGAGCCTCGTCGAATTCAGCCTTCGAATCCCCAATCAGGGACTGGGAATGCGAGGCTAACTCGCTGGAGATGTCGGCCGGGGTGCCGATCAAGGAAATAGACCATGCCATAAAATGACTCCTTTTAAATTTGTAATACAAAAATCCGTCGACAAAAAATAAACGGCCGAGCCCATGCGAAGTTCCGCCGACCGGTTCCCACATAGAACCGATCTATTTCGAACCGCGCCAGGGCCCGGCGTTGGGTGACACTCAGACTGGCTCCTTTCATCGTGGGACCCGGGGTGCGCCCTTCCTGGGCGTCCCGGGAAAACTCCAATCGCACGCCTCCACTGCGCGCGCTTTCTCGATGCCTAAAACATCCCCGGCGCGCCGCGCGGCCGCCGCGGGCATGGAAACGCGGCGGCGCTGCAGGGGTCTAGCCTGTGCGCGGAGCCCCGGGGGACGAATAGAAGAATCCGCGCGGCGGCTCTCGGGGGAGCGAGAGAGGAGCGTTAACAAGCGGCACGCCGCGCGGATGGATCGAATTAGAAAAGAAGCTTTTGTGGAGCGATCGGATTCCACCTGGGCTGCGGCAGTTGCGCGATCGCCTTGGCCAGAACTTCCCATGCGGTGTAGTATCTGGCCGTCGTATTTCCTGTGGCATGGCCCAATAAGAGATCTGCCACACGGGAATTGATATCGTACATGTAAAACACTGAGGCCTGCCGTAGCCCATGAAAACCGAATCGCTTCGCAGGCTTGATAATCCCGGACATTTTCAAAATCCGCGTCCTGGCGCGATCGAATTGCTGGTATTTGTCGGTTCCACCGAAGATGAGTTCGGTGGCGCCGGTGAGTGTCCTCTGACGCTCGATTGCATCCAGCGCGAATCGATTGACCGGAATCCGCAACCCTCGGCCTGATCGCATCCCTCGCTTCATCGCTGATGAAGGGATATTCAGCCAGTGCCAGTCTTCGTCCCGGTCCAGCCAAGCATATTCTAGCGCCAAGACGGTGCCTATGCGCAGCGCCGTGTTGTATGTAAAAATCGTCAGATTCTGGCATGTCATCTGGACATCTCTCGGTCCCCCCGCATAGCAGCAAAATTCCAAATAGGTTCCGATTTCCTGCAGCGACATGTGCTTTTTTTCGCCCATGATCAGCTCTAGTGCCGGGGCTTTCATCAGTAGCCTTTTTTGAAAAAAGCCAACCGCTTCGGGCCTTTTCTCCGTTGGCTGCGAAAGTCGGCTTAGAAATCCTTTGATCTGCGTGATATGCGTGCGCCTGGTATTGTTGCAGATCGCGGCTGCTTGCAGGCCGCGCAAAAATCGTTCGCACGTATCCTGTGAGATCCTTTCGATCGATGGGTTGCCCGTGGACCTTTCCCAGTGAACAAGCGAGTCGCACCACCGCCGAATCGTCTTGGGAGCCGGCTTCTCCTGGGGAATCACTCGCGCTTCGATGAATTCCCGCAGCGTCCACGAGGGAGAGAACGCCCCACCACTGTCTCCCCGGGCCATGGGCGCTTGGCCCTCCTCGCCGGAAAATAGCCTCAGCGAAATCGTCTCGATCGGCTCGGGCGGAAACAACGGTTGCGTGTCGTGGCGGCGCGATTCGGCTCGGTTCATGGTGCACCTCATAGGCTGGGGCGCACGCGTCAGGCCCGGTATATGCGGTAGTCCGAACGGCGCGCGCGCCATTGCTCGAAGGGCCACGCGCTAGCTCCAGCAGCGCGGAAAACATCGGAGCGTCCTCGCTAACATTATCGCTGGCGACGAAGCGACATTCCATCTTCGAGGGGAAATCGAATTAGGGATGCAACTTGCGCATGCAATGTGCCAAGCTTGATTGCCAAAGGCCGACCGCGAAGCTGCTTCGAGGACGGCCGCCGATCGCCGCTCTAGCGAGCTGACCGGCATGGCCTTGGCCCGATGAAGGGCCTCGGATGGTGACCGCTATTAAAACCTTTCAGCGGCGGTCCCGTTGTCGGAGAGTTCGCTTGTCCGGATGCGTCAGGGACCGTTAGGCCCTGTCGCATCACATCATTCGCGATGAATATGCGCCTGAGTGCAGAGCATGTCAAGTGGACCTTGAAAAAATATTTTAGCCGTGATGCCACCACATCAGATATTTCGCCCGAGACTGGCCGAGAGCGCCCACCAGGAGCACGATTGTACCCAACGCGATTGCCGATCGCGCCCCACTTAGGCCGGCCAATGCGGCGACCAGTCCCGGCCCGAGAATGAGCACTCCGATCAGCATGATCCATCCCGCGTTACGATACCTGGCCTTCAATTCCTTGGACGTAAGTTCCACCAGCAGGGGCGCCCCGGGAATCGTTCCGGCGGCATATCGGGCGCCGCACTGCGGACAGAAAGGCCCTTCAATGAGACGCTTCGCGCCGCACTTTTGGCAGAAGAAATCCATGCCAATTTATAGCACACTCGGAGCGTGCTGGCATCCGATGGCGGAGAGATTATCCGCAATCATTCAATAAAAACTCCCCGGTGCCGAAGCACCGAGGAGCGTCCTCCCGGCGAAGGGAAAATCTTAATCGCGGCTGATCACCGACGGGCCGGACAAGCGAAGCTTGAACCCGCCGGGGGTGGCGCGATTTATATCCGTGAATGATAACAACGCATGCCGGGTAGTGTCAAACGGAGATAGGGGACAGGGGACTTTGGAACGCAAAAAAAACGACCCGGTAACGAGCCGGGCCGCGCCTTCCCGTGAAGGAAGTCTTCGTCGATCACTTTGGTGATGGCGGGTCGGACAAGCGAAGCTTGATTCCCCGCCAGCCGTAGTGGCCGACTTATTTTTTTGTGCAAAGAGCGCAGTCTTAGCGCCCAGAAAAAAAGGCGCCGGTCGGAGTCGAACCGACGATGGCGGATTTGCAATCCGCTGCCTTAGCCTCTTGGCGACGGCGCCGGGTTAACGCTGCTGCTGGCTTTTGATGCCAGCAATCACCCCACGGCAGGAATAACTATCCAGGTAACTTAGAAAAACTCTGCCGAACGGTCAAGACTTGCCTATCAGGGCATGTCTCCCCAAGGAATCGACTTTTCCGCCAGACAACTTGAATCGCTGGGCGGTTCAGCACCCATCGGCACTGATTGGTCCAGGTCGAAAAGTAGAAAAGTCGAAAATTTGATAGGCGGACCATGGGCATCTTGTCGTTTAGGCTTTTGGACATTTTAACCCTGTTGAATCTTTTGACTCTTTTGACTTTTAGACCCTTTTGATTTTTGACTCTTCGACCTTGCCACAAGGCGAAAGACCATTATCTTCACCCCGGTGTAAAAGGACTTCATCATGGCGCTTGCAAATTGGTTTGGATTGCCTGTTACTCCTCGGCAAATTGCGGGCTGGGCAACCGAAGTGGCCCAGCATTGCCAGGCCGATGTGGCCGCACGGCTGGGACCAGTCGCCCGCGGCATGAGCTTGGCGGAAGCCCGCGGATATATTCGTGCCCGCTTGGCGGTTGTGCTCGATCAGGAAATGCCGCTGCTGGCCCAGCACATCGGTTCCGATCTGCAATTGGAGCTGGCCGTGCGCCAACAGGCCA